ATATATTGTAGCGGTCGAATAGCAGGCCGGTTTCGTCCGTATCATCTAAGTATTGCTCCATAGGTTCCATTTTATACCCCTTCTACACGGTTGAATTGCAAGTGACTGATTGCCACCTTGTTATGTCTGCTATGGTGCAATGTGCGTATGCATTTTGAAATTGCTCTTTTGCGTGTTCTGCATCCTCAGCCATGCAAGTGAATGTGAGTGGTGCGCCGTATTCATAGCTGTGTATAATATACTCGTGTAGTGGTTTTTCAAAATCCTCACTCAAAAGATAGCTTGCGAGGATTGGCTCCTCCGCAGCCCATAGCGGATATATATCGATACTAACACCATCTTGGTTGTCTGTTATATAAACCGTTCCACGCCCTTCTATATCAATAGCAATCTGCCCATCATCAAGAAAAGCGGACTCGTCAATTATAAATTGTCCTAGTTTCATTTTATCCCCCATTATATCACGTTAAAAACTTGTAAGCCGCAATCCTCGCACGCTCGCCGCCAGCCTATGCCCTCGCATTTGTCGATTGCGTCAGGTGTTAAGAACTGTTGGATTGTTTGATTGATGCGCTCGCGTTCCATACGCTCCACAAGCTCCACGCTATCCAGGTTCAGGTTATATTCTCTAGCAACAGTTAGTTTCACGCTGGCTAGCTCATCATGCAAGCGCCTTTTTAGCTTCATAGCTGCCACCTGAAAGCTCGCACTGTGTTTGTCGTAGCCATAGCCACCAGCTTGCCCTAGTTGCATTTCATAACCCCATATTTGAAGAAAGCAGCGCACGTTACCACTGTTGCCATGTTTAAAGATGACGCGCCCGAAGTTGTCGCCGGATTCAGTGACCAGGCAATAGGCGCTAGTGTTTGCTGTTGCCTTGTCGAATGTTTTATAAATATCCATTTTATGTATCCTTTTTGTTGCTATTGTATTTCACGTTGAAACGCACGCGCTCTTAATTCATGTAAAAAACGCCCATGTTCTATCACGCAATTTGCCAGCTCATCACCCATTCCATAGTGACTAGCAAAGGCATCTATTGTTAAGAAATTATTAAAATAATCTAGAAACGCATCTGCTAGCGCATTGTTAAAAGTTTCATTCATGTTATTTACTCCTAGGTTAAAAGGTTAATACGCGCTATCCACGGGCACGCATAACACTTGCCTGGCTTCGCGTTCGCAATATAAGTTAGGCTGGCTTGTGAACCCACCATTGATTGCATGGAATAGCGCAAGGCCACCTGCAACAATCAGTAGCAAATAAACCGTGTACGCGCTAATATATTGAGTGAGTGGTTTATCCATTGTTTTAGCCCTTAATTTTTATTAGATTAAGTATTCCGGGTGCTTATAAAATTCAGCGATATTCTCCCGGATAACATCGCGCACAACACGGATGCCAGAAAAACAATCATACCCTTGTGGGGTAACAAACCGAGTGCCATTGTTCTTTGATATGATATAAGGGTTCCTTTTATACTCAGGGTAGTGTTCCACCGTCGCAATAAGAAGCCGCCCGGCGTCTTTATGAGTAACGTAGACACCTCTATCCCATGCATTTTTCACTATGGTTATTTTCATTTTTTATTCTCCTTTTGTTTGGTTGCCTCTATCTTATAGCGCGGCATGATTGCTTGCACAAGTGAAAAAATGCAATTTTTCACTCTTTTTCTGTAAGTGTTTGAAAATAAAGCAATAAAACTTTTATTGAGAAAAAAGATGCTTTCTTTCACTTTTTGCTTGCAAGCTGTTTTGTTTCATGGTAAAATCACGCTAGGCCGAGTGCAACCGAGGCAGAAGGAACCAGATACCTCTTATCAACAAAAAATGTTGAAAAAGTGTCACCGGAGTCACCACCCCTGCGCGTTTTTTAAAAGTTAATTTTTCGTTAATTTGTAGGATGCCCGTCGCAAATTTGCTACAAAGCCCGTTGCAATTTTTCATAATTACTACCGAACCCGTCCAAAATTTGCTGCAAAGCCCGTTCGAGTTTTTCATAAACGCTACCGAACCCGTCGCAAATTTTCATGATTGCTTGTTCGCCCGTCCAAAATTCTTGTAGAATGTGTCTGTGTGGTGTTCAGGAGGCTCAGGGGTGCGTTTAAAGCATTTTTATGTACCCCTGCACTCAAGACACCCCCTTTCGTCAATTATGAGGCTTCTGAGGGCTTTTCTGCTTTGAAGCAATCATCGCAGCCATGAGCGTATCAAAATCTGGCTCATCTTCTGCGTTGGTAATGTTGTCGCCGGCAATGGCATCTGGCGTAGGCGCGTGGGTGCTGTCGCCGTTAGGCATGGACTCAGATGGTGATTGCTGGCGTTCAGAAGGCTCAGGAGAGGCATTTGGGGTGGTTTGGGTGTGGGGAGTGCCTGGAGCAAGTCCTGATGCCTGTAGGATGGAATTAATCTCGTCTGTGAACTCAGCAGAAACGCTCAGGGACATATTCGCAGTCTTATGCACGCCCCCGTGTTCGAGTTCGTTGTACAGGATTTTGAACGCAGACGTGTCGCCCTCAAGGGATTTCTTAATCTGTGCAGCCAGCATCGCGTCAATAATGGCCATCTGACCATGAGCGGTCGTCGCAGGGGCCAACACCATACGCGCCAAACGCTCAGAGGGCTTCGTGGGGGACGCATTGGGGGTTCCAGATAGCTGGGGGCTTTGGGGGTCAGAAACCCAATGGTCAAACGTCTGAGCGTCAATAGCAGCGAGTGCGTAGTCGTAGATGGAAGGTTCTGTTGTCATAACACGCATCATATCGGATTGCCGCGTGGGAATCAAACCGGCGGTAGCCTTATCGGCGCGTTGGGCATTAGGTAGGTGGGGGTCAAAGAAAACACGAATCCCCCTCGCAGGTTCTCATCACAAAAAACCAACACGCTCCCCCTCGACTCCGGCTTAACAAAAATCACTCCTGCAATACCCATAGGTTGTAAAAGTCGCAAAAACCCAAAAACTGTCCCAAAATGAGACAACTGACCACATGTCATACTAGTGGCACACCAGTGGTCAGGTCCAAAAAGCCCCTAGAGTTAGATTTTTCTCTTATATTTCAATATCAATTTCTGTACCTGGTCAAGTGGTATACCAATTTTTGAAACTTCTAATATAATGCTTTCTAACAGGGCTTACTGTGCTATATATATCACACCCCCTTCTCTACACCCCTAAATACCAACTTATTAGGTTTTATCTATACCACTTGGGCAGCTAGCATAATCAACATTGAAAAAGAATCATTTTTTCTCATTCCGCACCCAAAAAATATCTGACCACTACCCTACCAGTGGTCAGCCACCAAAAAACATGAAAAAACTTCTTGATACCAAAAACACCCCATGTTAAAATCATATCACCTAAGCAACCCACAACCTATAAGCGAGTATGACCCCATGCATCCAAGCCTCACAAACATCCCCACAATAGAAATACCGATGTTCACTTCGCGCCCAAAAGCCACATCACCCACACTGGGGGATATAATAGAAGAGTTAATGACATTGCCTTTGCGAACTCCAACCGCATACTTCATGTATGCACCATCACTAACAGTGTCTGACACCAACAACACACCCCGCACCAACACCACCCCCAACACACCCAACACCCAAGGCACACCAGAGCAAAACCCTTATTTACTGACGCCCTCACTCCTACCCACACTCCCACTAAGCCCGGAGCCTTTGGCCAACAGCCGCCGTCAGTACCCTTTACTCAATGACATATGCTGCTACCTCCTTGCCCACTCATCATCCAGTGGCAATTCCTTAACCACTGCGTACCCCCTCTTCGTCAATGAGCGCCGCCGCCAGCCTTCTCCGGCGCTGAACTCTCACAGAATGTTTGAACTAACCCAGAAAGTCATCTACGTTGATCTCCCCCATGGCACAAATCGTACCCGGAGAAAATTAGCTATGTGTTTATATCTTGTCTCGCGTTTTGCAGCTCCCCCACGGGTGGGCAGTCTGGCGTGGAAAGAATCTCAGAATTTGATGAATTGGTTACGGCGAGCGTCTGTGCCTAATGAGAGCGATGGGCGATATAAGAACTCCCCCGCCACCAATATTACCCCCGCCTAGCCGCCAACATTACCAAAACACACCACCTACAACCCAAACCACAAAGGCACTGCAACCATGCCCTACAAAATCCCACAACCCCCTCTACTCTTCCCGGCACTGACGCCAAAGACATTCTATGACTTAAATTGGAATCCATTCCCTGTTCACCCCCCATCATCCCCCGTCTATGAGAACCCCAAGCGCGTCCCTGCCGCAGTCATTAAACATTGCACAACGACACCTGCGTCAAACCTACTTCCCCCTGAAGACCAACACCCCTATGAACCTCACTCACTTGTGGGCAAACTGCCCGCCATAGCTGGCTGGCGTGGCAGACCCAAACCTGCGGCCTTTATTCCATCTCATTACACTCAGCCACAACCCATGAACATTGGCCTTAATCTGCCAAAGACCATCCTTGTCCTCGACGTCGATAATCATAATCCTGACCCACAAAATCCCTCAGAGCCAAACCAGAACCTCCGGCAACTCTGTGAAGACCTTAGCTTAAACGAAGACTATCTGACCCACGTTAAAACCAAAGACGAAGCGCGTAATGCGACGTGGTTACAATACCTCCTCTCTAATGATTCCCCATCACGCCAGGGGCAACTGCCCGACCACTTCCTGCGTGCCATCACTGACCCTAACCTCCACACACCCCCAACACCCCACCCTGCGAAAGCCCACGGTGCGTCATGGGGGTCCTCTTTCTATAAACGTAATCCCATCCCTGATGACCTCACAGACGAACACGGTCTTCCTGTCACTGCCCTTGACCTTATGACCCCCTACCGTGTCTTAACCGGCAGCAAACCTCACCCCGGCACACATCTGGCCTTTCGTATCCCCGCCGAGAAAGCCACACAAATTCGCAAGAATCTCAAATCCTACCCCGGCATTGATTTTCTCAATTACAAATCCATGATACTAGCGCCAGGTTCTGTCCACCGTAGCAACAACTATTACACCCCATGCCCACTCAACTTCACACCCCCCTGCGAAGACAACCTCATTGGCATCCTTCAATACTTCCGGGCGTCCCTACCCTTCGATAAGGCTGTCAAACTCAAACCTGAGAAACTTCAGCGTATCCGTGAGACTGAGCCTGAACTATGGCAGAAACTCTGCGACACTTACCTACCCCTCCTACACGCTTACACAGCGAGGTTAATGTTATCCTGGACACCACAAGCCCCCGCAGCTCTGTTAAACGTCCTGACAAACAATTATACCCCACGGCAGTTCCTATTCCCTAAAGGGTTGTCCCCGACCCCCCATGCCTCCACCCTCAGCGACCCAAACACCTCTGACAGCGCCAACCCCCCTATCTATGAAACACCTGAGTCTATTGATGACCTCTTATCTATCTACCATAACTCCACAGAAACCCCTTATGACACAGACGAAGATGACCCTGAGAATCATGCGACCGCAGAAGACCTCTTCAAACACGACCCACGCACACACACAGAGGCCACACAACTCTGTAAAACCCACCCTGCGGCCATAGAAGGGTGTGGGGGTAATTTAACAACCTTCACACTTGCGGCCAGACTTAACGACCTTCACCTCCATCCCGACACCGCGATGGAACTAATGGAAATCTGGTACAACCCACGTTGCGAGCCACCGTGGGACTCAACCGAACTTGAGCAAATCATTATCAATGCCTACACCTATTGCCACCGCAAACCTGAGACGGCAAAGCAAACCATCGACCGCCTTTTCCGCGAGGCCAGAGAACTTGCGGCCTTAACCCAGGAAGCAGAGACCACCACACTGACCAAAGAACAGGCCACACAATCCTCTGCGGATGAATTTGACACCCTCATGTCTCAATTCATTAAAGACAATGAAAAACTGTCCCCTGTGCCAACGCCCACGCCCACACAGCCCTCTACCCCTGTCCAAACCGCAAAAGAAGAACCCGCAGAAGAGCCTACCGGTGCGCCCATCACGCAACTGACACCCAAAGAGCGCCCTGACACAGACATACCCCTCTTACCAAACATCCCGCCGTCAGACCTGTACCCAAAATCATCCCCCGACTCCGGCAAGACCATTTATAGTTTCATGCCTTTAGATGGCCAGCCACACCCAGCAGGGAATCCTCAGACCCGTGTCCCAACAAAAGACAAGCGCCTTGAAATCTTCAATGAGTATTCTGGCCATCAGACACGGGCAGATATTGAAGAACAACTTGAGTCTGAACGGCGTACATGGATGAACGAAGTCGAGATCATCACCGATGAAAAGTCCGGTGCGACACGACTCAACCCTGCGCGTAAACTTAAAAATATTTCCCTCTTTTTGACACACCTCGAAGAGTTCCAGGGATTATTGTCTTATTCAACCTTTGCAAACCAAATCATCGTCACGCGTCCATCACCCATCTTTACAAATCGGATACCCGAACTCTGCCCTCGTAACGCCAAAAATTTCCCTCACCATATCGGCGTACCCCTCGACGACCGTATTGAAAGCATCATGAAGTCCTACCTTGAGCGTTACTCTCAATTCGGCCTTGATGACCAAATGCGCGACAGTCTCCTCTATAATGGTATCAGCGTAGGCAAAGACCAATTCACTGAAGCTGTACAAATGGCAGCCTATGCAAACCCATCTCATCCTGTTAGAGACTACGCCCTTGAGTGTCTTCTCAAATGGGACGGTGAGACACGTTTATTTGATTGGTTGCCTCAGATTGCCAACACAAAAACAGACATCTACACCCGCGAGACTGGCGCACTTATGATTCAGGCCATCATTGCGCGTGCGTTTAACCCAGGCCACAAGTTTGACTACATGTTTGTCCTCGACGGGGAAGAAGGTGTGCGGAAGTCAACTTTGTGCCGTACCTTGGCAATACGCCCTGAATGGTTCAAAGAATCTTCTATGGACATTGAAGACCCAAAAAACATCATGGAACAGACGCAGTCCTCTCTCGTGGTGGAAATGCCCGAACTTGTGGGGATGTATAAACGTGAAATTGAAGCCATGAAACATTTTATCACCACCACCAGCGACCACGGCAGACCTGCGTATGCCAGATATGCAACGACCATCAAACGTCAGTTCATTCTTTTCGGTACAACCAACGACACTCAATATCTGAGCGACTCTTCTGGCAAGAATCGTCGGTTCATCCCAGTCAACATCCCCCAAATTATGGACACAACCCGACTACAACACATCATGCCCCAACTCATAGGTGAGGCTCTGTGGCATTACCTCTTAGTGCGGAAAGAGTCTCGCCGCCGCCGGACAGACTTTGCAAATTACGAACTTGTCCTGTCCCAAGGCGCAGATGAGATTGCATCAAACCTGCGAAAAGACCGGCTTATACAAGATGACCGGTTCCACCAGATTGAGCCATGGTTAAACGGCGACGGCACACCAGAAGACTTCACCTGGCCAGCGCCGACGATTTACAACCGCGAGAACAATCTTGTCTATGCTATCGACACTCAGACAATTGCGCGTGTTTTATTCCGCATGACCATGCGCGAAGTCAACCCCAAAGCCCAGCGAGAAATTAAAAGCCTCATGACCGGCCACGGCTGGAAACATGAGCGTATCCAATACCAGAAACAACGCCTCAGAATGTTCATACGCCCCAACAGCGAGAGAGAGCGTCACCTTTACGGTGTTCAAACCATTGAAGGGAAGTCCTATGATATGACCGGGAAAGTCGTCGAGGCAAAAAGTGCTACTAAATAAAAAATCACTTATCCCCAAAATTACTTGTTGACAAAGGTGAAGTAACTTCGTTATACTATAGAGGCAACCAACCATTAACACATAGGAGTTTATCATGGATGCAAACATTATCACTCAGACCAACACACCTGTACTTCAGGGCGACAATGCTACGAAAGCATTAGAGTCTCTGGCACGCAAATACGCTGAAGTCAAAGAAATCGAGCGTCAGGTAAAGCTGGAACTGTCCAGCCTCAAAGACCAGATCCTTGACATCGTAGGCGAAGGCAATGAAGCAGTGGCAGGTGAGTTTCGTATTCAACACAAAACCTTCATCACCAAGCGTAAAGTGCCAACCACTTATACGATTGAAGAAACACCGTCCTCACGTTTCGATGTAAAATACGTCGGACGTGCCGGACAGTAAACCAACACTGAGAGGCAGAATTCGGACGTTGACGGGGTGCAACGTAGCATACCAAGTGATTCTCATAGGGCGCTCTCTCAGTCTGAAGGTAAAACCCGCGAAAGAATCACACCACCCCACCAAATTTAACAGTAATGGATCAAGACATGTGGGTTAGCAAAAAACGAATGGAAGAGATTGAAGGGCGCCTTGCAGAGTGTGAGAGGCAGGACGACCTACTTAAAAAGAGCGTGCGACACCTCCGAGGCAAAGTCGCCATCTGTGAGTGTCCCTTCAAGGAAGGAGATTTAGTGCATGTTAAAAAGTCGTATGGCACGTTTAATGGCGAGGTCATTGAAGTCTGCCAATCTTCAGACCCCGGCCCGATACGTCCAGTGCCGCGAGTTTTCATCCCCGGAGAAGGTCACGCGTTCTTTGTTCGCAGTGGCTCACAATATGTTTTGATGCCAAAACCATCAACAATCAATCGGGGTGTAACCCTTCACGCAGGTCATGTTGACCGCGCAGAAGACTAAACAGACAGATTTTAGCAATAAAGGATTATATTATGAGCATAGACAAATACGCATTTGAAGAAGGTATGGCTGACGCTGAGTTAGGCAGACAAATATTTGAAGACAACCCTTTTGACGCAATTCGGCAGCGCCGCAAACACCTTAGCTGGCGGCACGGCCACGCGGAATTTACCAAATACCACCGCAAACGGGAGAAACAAGAGAAGCTGGACTATGAAAACGAATTAAATTGTTTTGACCCAACCAAAGGCGCAGTTGAGCGCGAATTGTTGGCAGGTATTCTGGAAACAATGGTTCGCATTGCAGAAAACAATGAAGCCTTCCAGCAAGCACATCTCGACGCACAGAAAGAAATTGACCAGACGTTGCGGGATATGTGGATGGAACTTGTAGAGCTGCGGAGGAAGTAATGAAACTTATACCCCACATGAACAAAGACATGACCGAAGTTCGGTGTGACCAAACGGGTCAACTGCTTGGCTTCGCTCACCCAGACTTTGAGAGAAGTGGGATGCCCTATGTTGAAGTGCTTTGTGCGCCACCTGCATACGGAGTGTCTGAAAGTGAGGAGTCTACGACTGTGCCAAGGCCAGACGTAATCCAACTGACCCGCGAGTGGTTTCACTTTACTGGCACACGAAGGACTGTGCATCGCTTATCGACATGGAAAGTCAATCGTGACGAGTGGACACGACTCGTTGAGCGGGGGTGTCTATGAACCATCTACACCGAATTAGATATGGGTTGTGCGATTTAGGTGCTGTGCCTGTGTCAATGTTGAAACAATGGGCTGATGATGCTCTGGCGGCTGGTATGACAGACGTTAGGGACAAGATTGGTTGTGAGATTGTGTATAGGAGTTAATGATGGCGGGGAACCAAAACGCAGAGCAACGCAATTTTGAGATGTCAAAAGACATCCTAGGCGCGTATGAATGGCTCTATCTGAATGACACTTGCGACATTGACGCACCCGCAATCGGAGACGTCATTGACGAAGAGCTACAGCGTCGCGGCACATACAAACTCAGGACGGGCGAGTATAAAGACGTTCTGGACTGGCTAGGGCATAGCTACAGCGCCAGAGAGATTGCACAATTTTTAATCGAAAAAAGGAGAAACTAACCATGACAATACGAATCAAATTTCCGGCGGATGCAGACTTGTCTAAAGTTGAGTTAGACGGGCTAGGTGGGTTAAATGTAACCTGTTTTGAAATGTGCCTTGAACGAGAAGATGAAAGTTTTTGTGATGTCCGACTTCTTGAGGATGTGCGTATTGAGCTGTGCCAAAGCACCCCCATAGACGTGAATTTCTATGACAGCGTTGGTCGTAAATTAGGCCGCTTTATGTTTTACCTAAAGAAGGAGTCCTCTGTTGAGTACGCGGCCAAAGACAACACCATCTCTTTATCTGGTTTCCCAGACAAGAAGTTCTTTCCAATGCTTTCTATAGGCTACAAAGCAGGTGTGACCCATTCACGTCACGACCCCAGAACAGTAACATTCGGTGTTTCAGTGTGCGTCTTCGACACCGAAGAAGACACCTCGGTTTCAGAGGTCGAGGCCGAACTCTCAAAGTATTTCCAGAAAGCAAGCGTTGAGGGTTTCCTCAAATGTTTGACCCAGCACAGGGAAAAACTAAAGAATACCAAAGCACAACCACAAAATTCTTAACCAAAAAGGAGAAACTAACCATGAAACCACAAAACTACCCTGACATAGAGAAGGCATTTTACGCCACTTTGACTAACCTCCCTGTTGAGAGCTACACACAGCAATTCTCTGACCAAGAGCTGTGTCAGTTTCTAAAAGCTGCGGCAGTGATACCAGAAGACACAGAAACCCCGCCGGACGTGTTAGAGGCGTATGTGTTTGGCGCACGTCTGGCAATCGGGGCAGCTCAACTCCTTGGCTTCGACGCTGAGAAAGAAGAGATGCAGACCGCATTATTTGGAGGTGAGGGCTAAATGAAACGCAAATTTATTATCTTCGTCACCGCAGTCCAGATACTTTTCTGCGTCTGTATTATTAACTGGCTGTATTTCACACCGAGCGACCAGCTTCAGCGTTTGTCTGATGCTCACCAGCGCCACGCAAAAGCCCTGAAAAAGCAATGCGAGGCACAACGTAAACTTGACCGCGAAGTGTGGGAATTAAAACTTTGGCAACAATGTGGGTAGGAGAAAACCATGACCGTTGAACCTTTGAAATTATCTGATGACCATGTGCGCTTTTTCGTCAATTCTACTGACGAAAACGCACCGCGAAAATGTATTGACGCAAAAGAGACAGAAGACGCGGTGCGGTTTTACGCACACTGGTATTACCACAAAATCCACACCTTTATCACAACAGCGATACGGGTTGAGCCAGAGGGGAAACCGGCAAAGTTCTACCGCGTGGACGCTGTGCAGGGCGAGTTTATCATCACAGACATCACAGGAGTTAAGTAGTGCCAAAAACTAAGACGCACCCAAAAGAAGCAAATAAAGAAATGTCTAAATCTTTCCTACTTTGGGCAAAAGACAAATCTGCTAAACTCAAACACCCGGTTCCGGTGACAATTGCCACGCAGGTGTGGGGTAGTTTTTGGGTTGAACACGCTTTAGAGAAAAATTATGTGGAGGCGATAAAGCTGTGGCCAAACAGATCAAAGGTTATTGGGTTAAAATTAACTGAAAAAGGGGAAAACCTTGCAGCAAAACTATAAATACCGAATCGTAGTTCAGGAGATGGACACTCAAGAGACGCGGATAAGTGTTTCGGACGAGGTGTTCACATCTTTTACCACAGCAAAACTCGGTGCAGTCACACTGGCAACGCAAACATCTATCCGCGACCGTTTCTTTATCCAGCGCATTGATACCGGGGAGATTGTGGCTTTGTTTTTTGGCACAGTTGTAGATGAGTCAGAGATACAGGAGGGGGGTTATGACCGAAGCACAGTCCTTCATTGATGACGCAAGGCAAACATTGACAAATTTAGACAGTACACAACATGAAAAGTTCAATTTAGCGATCGAGCAACGCATGGGGGAACTCATAAAACGCCGGAGACTTGCTGCGGGTATGAGTCGCGCAGAACTTGCGACTTACGTTGGGTGCAAAGAGAGTTACATCTTCACCCTGGAAAACGGCACAGATCGGTTTCGCGCACACCAACTGTCTCGCATCCTCTACGCCTTGAAGATAACACCGGCATCTTTCTTTGCGGAAGTGTTCAAACACATGACGTACTTACTTGGGAACCCTAACAGCATTTACGAGGTAAAGAAATGACCATTAAAGACGACTACAAAATACGAGAGCGTAAACTCCGACATGGTTTAATGGGTTTGCGGATTGATGCAGACTATCTGTGTAACCAATTAGCAGAAGAATATTGTGGCCAACCTGCGGAGGTGTGGAATCAGGGCAAGGACACTGTGGTTGTGGGGGTCATCTGTGACTTCACCGCAGAAGAGCCAGACTTTTGTGTAAAGGCCGTTGTGAGCCGCGATGATGGGAAACCCAATCTTTCTGCACCACTCAAAAACATTAGAATAGTTGTTGACAAGTAGGAAGAAACTTCGCTATACTACCTTTGCAACCAAACAAAGGAGTAACCTTATGATTTTACTTACCCAGAACGTCAAAACCTATTTTGACCAGAAAGATGATGAAGCCGACGTGCAGCCCGCGTTTGAGAAAGACGTATTAAGCCCGTCTGAAATCTACGCAATCGTGCGACTGGCGGGAGCTGTGGAGAATAACTATGTTTATTAAGACACAAGAACAGAAAAATCCATACCACTCCGGCGAACCCACGATTGCCTTGCCCTCCGGGGGCATGATTAACCCCTACACCGGCAAACCCGTGACTGACCCGAACTTAGCGTATGAGCTTTGGCGGGAGGCACAGCGCGGATGGCTGGAGTAAAACCGGAAGACATTCAGCAATACTGCGCCCCCACAGAACAACTCTGCGACTTGTGGCGTATGTGCGGTGCAGCCAGAGATGGGTGGCCTGTTAGTAAGCGACTTAGATGCTGGGGCAGAGTGGTACAAACAACCGTCAAAGCGGGACAAGATGGTGTTATGGTCTGCCCCCATTTGGCATTTAACTTAGAAAAGAGAACATGATTCTAACCTACACCAACAATGGCATCTTTTTCCTGAAGGATGCGCCTCAGACGGACACACTGCGGTTTATGGCAGAAGGGTGGCACAGACGCGATGATGGCACGTTTTGGACGAACAGTCCTTATGCTGCCGCACTGCACTTATCACACGCTGACGCAGCCACAGAAGCCTATTTCAAACCATTGCTGCAACGACTGCGCCATAGTCGCGCAGAAACAAGCGATTTTCCTTGTGTAGAGACAGGCGACCCCGAAACCGCGTTAGACGCAACACAGAGGGCGGGGGTCGAGTGGGCGGTCAACACACCTAATGCTTTGATTGCTGACCCGATGGGTTCGGGCAAGACAGCGATGGCGCTTGTGGCGGCGAACACACTTGGGGCAGAGACGATACTGGTTGTGTGTCCTGCGATTGTGAAGCAGAATTGGATGCGTGAATTTGGCCGGTTTTACATCCACGGCACGAAAGATGTTGAAATAGTCAATGGGTCAAGACACAAAATCACCAAAAAACGTATCATTATTAACTACGACCTTATCCACAAACCAACAATCCTCCAGCAGCTTTTGGACGAGTCTTTTGATCTAATTATTCTGGATGAAGTGCATTACTTGAAGAACATCAAATCAAAGCGCACGTTGGAGACACTCTCTATGGGGGGCGTTGCCAACCTTGCCAAGCGCCGCATCGCGCTCTCTGGTACGCCTTTAACTGCGCGTCCAAGAGAAGTGTACCCCGTGATGGTTTCGTTTGCTCCTGACGCTCTGACGCCGTTTGAGAACTATTTTGATTACACTCGCCATTTTTGCAATGGTCGCAAGACGCGCTTTGGCTGGGATGATTCTGGCGCGTCAAACCTCCAGGAACTCAATTTCCGACTACGCACCAGTATCATGCTGCGCCGACCACCAGAACTATTCCGCAAGTCTGCGCCGACGATTGTTTATCAGCCCGTGGATATTCGTAATCACCGTGAATATCTGGACGTTGAAAACTCTCTCCTGTCCACGCCGGAATACTCACGGGTGATTGAAGAACTTGCCCCAGATGCACTGAAGAAAAAACAAAAGAATGACAAAAATTTGGGCGAAGCAGCGACATTGCGTATTCGACTGGCTGAACTCAAAGTGCCTCCAGTGGTAGATTTCATCAAAGAGACACTTGAGCAGGATGAGAAGATTGTCGTGTTCTGCCACCATAAGATTATGGTTGAGGGCATCATTGGTGCTGTCGGCGCGAGTAACTGCGTCAGAATTACCGGCGACACACCCCAGACAGCGAGGCAAGAAGCCATTGAGTTATTTTGTTCCGACGAAAAGGTGCGCGTTCTGGTAGGTAATATACAGGCAGCAGGGACAGGACTGGATGGGCTACAGAAAGCTGCAAACATCTGTTTATTTGCGGAGACAACATGGATACCTGGTGAAATTGACCAGGCCATTGCCAGACTTGACCGCAGGGGTCAGAAGAAACAGGTTTATGCCTATTTTCTTCCGGTAAAAGGTTCTATTGACGAAACCATATCAAAGAGCATCAACACAAAACGTAAAACAATCGAAGAGGTACTAAAATGAGCGAACTAAACGAACAGCAGAAAAAAGCCGCAGAAGAGATTTACACATCTATTGTCGAAGAGCAGGAAGACCATGTGTTAATGGGTTTTGCAGGGACAGGCAAAAGTTACATGTGCCACCACCTTGTGAAAAACGTACTGCCAAGACCGTTGCTTTGTGCGCCAACAAACAAAGCGGCCAAAGTGTTGTCTGAGTACACTGGTCGGGACGCAACAACACTGGCGAAAGTGCTATGTCTGCGTTTGGAGAAAGGTCAGCTAATTTCTTACGGCAAACCTGATTTATCAGACTACGATTGCCTTGTTGTGGATGAAGCCTCTATGGTCAGCACACTTTATATGAGACTGTTATCTGAGAAAGTGAGAATCCCTATTTTGTATATTGGCGACCCCGGACAGTTGCCGCCGGTTAAAGAAGACGAATCGCTGGTTTTCCACTGTCCCAATAAATCTTGCCTGACACAGATTGTCAGACAAGCCGCAGATAACCCACTCATTGGCTACAGTAAGACAGTGCGTGAAAATGGGTTTAACCCCGCCACAATTCCGTTTGATGATAAGTATCTGCGTAAAGTTGGCGCAGAACACGCAGTGGATTTATCAGTGAAAGCTACAAAAGCAGGTAAGAGTTTTGTCATCGCCGGATGGCGCAACAAGACCGTTGATATGATTAACAAAGCGGTGCATGAGGAAATCTATCCTGATGGCTCTGAGTACGCTGTTGGGGAGACGATTGTACTACAACAGCCTCTTGTGGACGCTAATAAAGACATTCTTATGAATAATGGGGATGAGTCTGTGATTGAAGAAATCACACCATACACGCCCGATGACGCATTGTTCAAAGGTCAGTTCCCGATGTGGAAAATCAAGTTGTCAGACGGATATTCTCTGAACACTTTACGCGCCGATGCCAAGTCTCGTTTTCAAAATCTGATTGATGGGTATTTCAAATCGGGGCGCAGCGAGATGGCGTGGGCAATGCTTGAGCGCATCACAGAGATTAAACACACTTACGCCATGACCATTCATAAACTACAAGGTTCGTCCTATGACAATGTGGGGGTTGTGACAGACGACTTAGCCGCGTGCTTCATGCCCGATATGCAGAAAAAGCTGGCGTATGTGGCGGTGACACGTTCACGCAACCGAGTGTTATTTTTTGTTTGATATGTGAAAAAACTGCGCTATAATAGTAGGGCGCAACTAATAACCAGAAGAGGAAAATGATTATGCGAGATTTAACTGAACTCAAGCAAGCCCTTGACGGGGTATCTGCGGCCATCTTAAAGTTGGTGTCAGATCCCCCGACCACACAACCTGTAGCCGAAGTCAAAGCTGTTGTTGATTTGGATTATGAATTGCTGGCCAGAGCTGTAGGCGACGCTGTAGCTGCGGCACTCCCTGAGAAGCCCGTTGCAAAAAAGCGTGCCACAAAGAAAGCTAAGGCAGAGCCAGAAGCAGCGCCTAAAGAAACTATTAAGGAACCCGTCCAAAAACCTGAGCCTAAAATAGAGGCTGTAGAAGCCCCATCCAAAAAAGGCGACACGATTGAAGATGTGACAGACGACATTCTGGATATGCTCAGTGACCCGATTGAAGCAAAGAAGGCCGAAGTGGTGACAGTGGGTGAGAAAGAGACAAAAGAAATTGAAGTCTCTCAACCTGCAAATAAGACAAGTGAGACAAAAATAGAATTGTCCCCAAAATACATTAAGGAACTTATCCATGCTACGCAGCTTCAGGTGAACAGTGGTGAGTTTATGCAAGCTATCCACGACAAGTTCGGCGGCGTGTTCCTTGCAGACCTCACTGCGGAAGAAAACATCCGCGCAACGTATGACTTTATTGCAGAGTATCGCGCCAATGCAGGGTTGGTAGATTAGATGCCCCCTGTAGGTCACAGTCGTGTTGGTGCGTCATCTGCCTATCGGTGGATGGCGTGTCCGGGGTCAGTCCGTTTATCTGCGGGTATGCCGAATGAGTCTTCGGTGTACGCAGAGGAAGGAACGGCGGCGCACGAACTGGCAGAGAAGTGCTTGCTTGAAGAGCGCGAAGCGGCGGAGTTTATCGGCCAGGCCATTTATAAAGACTATGTCGTTGATGATGAGATGGCCGGCCATGTGCAGCTTTACTGCGATATTGTTACTGAGCAAATGGCAGAATCGGGCGAAGGGGCATTGTTGCGGGTGGAAGAGCCTTTTCACCTTGAATGGCTGCACAAGGATTTATACGGCACGAATGATGCCTGTGTTATAGAGCCTTATGGCACAATCCATGTCTTTGACCTGAAATACGGTCAGGGGGTGGCGGTTGAGGCTGAGAATAACAGTCAGCTTCTTTACTACGCATTAGGCGCGGCAGAGATAGTGGGGAGATTGTTTACAAAAGTAGTTGTCCACATTGTCCAGCCGCGTTGCGACCACCCAGAGGGGGTGCATCGTACATGGGAAGTGGGTTACAAAGATTTGTATGAGTTCGCAGATAAATTGCGAGAAGCTGTTGAAGCCACAGAGCAAGAAAACCCACCTTTGGTCACAGGGTCACATTGCCGCTTTTGTAACGCAAAGCCCGTATGTCCGAAGGTAAAACAGGAACTCATGGAAGTGAGTAAAGCCGAGGTCAAAGATGATGGGCAGATTGTTTTACCCGCACCGCAAGACCTGACATCTGAAGAACTCAAAGCCGCCTTGGATATGTCAGGACTGTTTAACACTTGGGTTGCGGATATTTTCAAATATGCTTTAGCAAAGGCGCGAGAGGGTCAGGAAGTTGAAGGTTATAAACTCGTTGAGAAACAAACGCGCAGGGGGTGGAAAGATGAAGACAAAGCTGTGGAAACGCTCAAAACAATCTTGCCAGAGGAAGATGTCTATACCAAAAAAGTCCTTACGATGCCGCAAGCTGAAAAAGTTTTGCAGAAGCGTCTCGGAGACAAGAAAGAAGTTGAAAAGGCGTTGGCTGGACTTTGGGAAAAGCCGAAGGGCGACTTAACACTCGCACCCATTACAGACAAACGTACTGCGAAAACGGGTAAATCCACGCAGCAGTTGGCGAATGAGTATTTCAAACGTAAGGAGGGGTAGATGGTACAGCAGGAGATGTTTACAGAAACAAAGAAAGCAGGGGAGATGACACAGTTTCCTTGGGTTATACGCGGAGATTGTGGCGCTCAGATTGCTGAGTTGAAATCAGAGATTGCGATGTTGCGAGGTGAAATCCGCGATATGCGTAAGTTAGTTAGACAACAGGATGAATAGGAGGCTCAGACAAGTAAATGACACAGTAAATCTATGGCAATTTTATATCGAAATAACGAAAAACAAATAACAAAACGACAAACAAAGGAAACTATCATGTCAAACTACAAATATATTATCCACCAACCTGAAGATAAGATTCTGATTATCCCTGGGCGACTCGGTTCAAACCCGGTGCGTATGTTCAATGCGAAGAAAGATGATTATGGTAACGAGAAGTACGAGGCCACCATTCTCTTTGACCAGAACAACGAACGCTACAAAGGTGCGGCGGGTGAAGTTCTGGCGGTGTGGAAGTCTCTGTTCTTCCCATTAATCAATGCAGAAACCAACGATGATTTGACAGACGCACAAAAGGCACGCATCCCAGTGCGTTCTGGCAAGGCTATCCTTGAAGCAATCCGTAAGAAAGCAAAACAGAATGGCGAGTACGACGAAGAAAACTTCATCACCGAAGGGGACTTGCTCGATACTTTGCAAACGCACATGAGCATGAAGGTGAAGGAGCACAAGGTTAATAAAAATCTCGGTATTGAGAATAAGATGGTTGTTCGTGATATTGACGGCAAAGACCTGACCGTGACCACACTTGGCAAATCCATCAAGGCCGGTGATTATGGTGATTTCCTTGTGCGATACTACACCATGGAAGCAAAAGGTGATAAACAAGCCTTGGTGGTGTTTCAACTTGTTGGTTTCCAGAAGACAGAAGATGGTGAACCAATTAAGATGGGTAAAGTCCAGACTGGTGCGGAACTGGCAAACAAATTCTTCAAGGCAAAGAAAGCTGTCGCTGCGTCAGCCGATGAGGCAGACACTTTGACTGAAGACGACCTTTCTTCTCTGATTGATTAGAGAAGACACGAAATGGCTGGGGGTCGAGGCACTCCTTTTGGTTCGGTTGCACATTCCTTAGAACCTCCCCTCAGTCGTCCCTGCGGTGTCAAAAGCCGCAGGGACACCCCTTCATTTACATTTAGCCGGAGCTGACGGATGCAAGTTGACATCGACTTTGAGACACGTTCCCATGTGGATATTAAGAAGTGCGGCGGCTGGCGATATGCAGAAGATAAAAGCACCGAAATCATCTGCTTATATTACACGATTGATGACAACCCCATAAAAGGTTGGCATCCATTGCTGGGCGAACCTTTCCCACAAGATTTGCGCGACGCTGCGGAGAATAAGAACGCTATCTTTTACGCACACAATGCTTTCTTTGAGCGGTGCATCTGGCGGGAAAAGCTGACCAAAGGTTTAATCTATTTCATAGAAGACAGATTCACCCCTCTGACACTACCAGACATTCCACGCTCGCGCTGGATGTGTAGTGCCGCAGTCGCCTCCGCTCACGCACTGCCCCGTAAATTAGAAAAACTCTGTCAGGCGCTTAAAACCGCCGCCCAGAAGGACATGAGTGGCAACAGGACAATGTTAAAGATGTCCAAGCCGCGCAAGCCCACGAAGAATGATAAGTCGCTGTGGCACCATAAGCAGGAAGATTTTGAGAAGGTGTATCAATACTGCGCCGATGACGTTGAAGCAGAACACGCATCTTTGCAGGAAGTAAACCCTCTGTCACCCAGAGAGCGCCTTGTGTGGGCAGTTGACCAATGTATCAATGACAGGGGTGTTCAGGTGGATGTTGAGCTTGCTGAGGCCGCTATGCGGATTCACAAGGCTATGATTAAACGCTACAACACAGAGATTGCAGAGCTAACCGGCGGTGAAGTAACCGCAGTGTCTCAGGTGGCAAGATTACTGACGTGGTTTTCGGGGCAAGGCCTGACCGTCAACTCTGTGGACAAAGATGCGTTGGAAACCATCATTGCAAACGAAGCATTGCCAGAAACCGTCCGGCGCGTGGCACAGTTGCGGCGTGAAGGAAGTAAGACTTCTGTTGGCAAATACGCCGCAGCATTGCGTGCCGCAGACAGACCTGGGCGGGTGCACGATTTGCATCTGTATCACGGGGCTGCAACCGGAAGATGGGCTGGCAAACTCGTGCAGACACAAAACCTACCTCGCGGCGTACTGGCTTCAGAAGAAGCGATGGAAGACGCAGTTGCCGCAATTAAAGCTGAAGACATTGATGCCATTCTTGAAATGGGGCAGGTGTCCACAATTCTCAGTTCAGCCATCAGGGGGATGTTTATTGCCGCTCCAGACCATGATTTATTTGTGGCTGACTACGCTGCCATTGAAGCCAGAGCCTTGATGTGGCTGGTGGGTGACGAAAACGCACTGACCATCTTCCGTTCAGGGCAGGACATCTACAAAGACATGGCGGCGACCATTTACAGCAAGAAAGCTGAGGATGTCACTAAAGACGAACGTCAGCTCGGCAAACAGGCCATTCTCGGCCTTGGCTACGGCATGGGTTGGGCGAAGTTCCTTGAGACTTGTGCCGGGTACGGCATGGATGTGACCGAAGAACTGGCTAAGAAGGTTGTGGACGTATTCCGCAGCAAGTATTTCCGCGTGAAAGCATTTTGGTATGCGTGCGAAGAAGCTGCAATTAAAGCCGTTGAAACAGGTGTGCCGCAGACGGTTGGTTATGTTACTTACCGCGTCAAAGGTAAATTCCTTGAGTGCGTACTGCCCTCCGGTCGCCCGATTCGCTATTACAGGCCATCAGTGCGTCTGAAGGATACATCGTGGGGTGAAGAGAAAATGACACTTCATTTCTGGGGTACAGATAGCATGACGGGTCAGTGGGTTGAGCAAACGACATACTCGGGGAAATTGGTCGAGAATCTTACCCAGGCAGTCGCCCGTGACTTACTCGCGGAAGCCTTAATTGCCGTTGAAACCAGCAAAAAATACCTTCCGGTTCTTCACGTCCATGACGAAGTTGTGGCTGAGTGCAAGAAAGGCGAAGGTGACGTGCGCGAGTTTGAAGCATTGATTTCTCAAGTACCCACGTGGGCTGAAGGATTGCCACTAGAAGCGGAAGGTTGGGTTGGTAAACGATACCGAAAATAGTGCTTGCATAGATGAAATTGTTTCGTTATAATGAAAAGGCAACGCGAACAAGGAGTTGAATATGAAAAGGGCAGATAGACTAATAGAGACCGGCGGCTGGGAGGCATTTGACAAAGACAGCGAATCTTGGCTGGCGATAGTAACGGACGAACAAAACCCTCTGTGGCTGAAAGATAGTGAAGATGGCGTACCGTATTATGGATATTACGACGGAAGTCAACCTTCTCAAGGCTGGGTGTCCCTCACGAACAACAAAAGCACAAACCCTAAGTTTTACCTGAGAGAAAAGACTCTCAAATTCATTGAGCGGCACATAAAATGGCAGAGCGATTTCATTGCAGCGCAAGGCGCTATCCTTGCCCATTTTCGGGAGCGGGTGCTTTGGTTGGCGGATGCGGCCAATAAGGATTTACCAGAACGCTGCCGCGAAGAAATAGGTGAGTTACTGGACACGTTAAATCAAATGGAGAACAGTAGGCGATGAGTGAATCTTTATTGCAACATTTCAGAAAGAACAAAGGTCTGACAGAAGACGCAGTGTTTCCTTTTGGTAAATACAAGGGTGACAAAATTGGCGATGTCCTCGATGAAGACCCGTCTTATATCAGTTGGTGGGCAGAGAATGTCAAAGAACACCCTTTGCACAAAGACATTGTTATGGCCGCAGAACACGAAGCGCGTCTTCAGGATGAACCATTTAACTTTGATGACAGTTGGGGGTGTAGATAATGCCTTTAGATAATAGCTTTGATTGGTCAAAAGTGAAACCCGTGCAAAAAGCACCTGTGTCGCCCCCGCAGTCTCGACCACTGCTGAACCCGTCTAAAAAATCCTGTGTGGCAGACATATCTTTCTGGGTGTTTGTGATGCTGCCTTTGTTGGCGCTCATTGCTTTACTGACGTTCGATTTTCTTTACTGGTTGGTGTATTAGTATGCCCGTCCTTGGAATTGACCCCGGCTCGTCTGGTTGTGCTGTTGTGCTGTCTGATGAAGGCGAACACTTGCAGCACTTTTATTTCAAGACCATGCAGAGTGGCAAGACAAAGCGGTTTGACATGATGAGTGCCAATTTTCATTTTGCTGCCTTGCAAGGCTATGACATCAAACGCTGCTTCGTTGAGAAGGTTGGCGCTATGCCTGGGCAGGGAGTGACATCCATGTTCAATTTTGGCTACGCCACAGGGTGCATTGAGGCTTTGGCTGTCACTTATGGCTTCCCATTCACACACATCACACCTGCAACATGGAAGAAAGAGTATGGCTTCACTGGTGCAGATAAAGACGCACCACGAGTTAAAGCCGCTTTGCGCTTCCCAAATGTGCCAGATATACATAAGAAAGCAAAAGGTCAGGCGTTGGCCGATGCAATCTTTATCGCGTATTCGGGAATGGGATGGAAATTCTAAGTCATATGGAGATTATGAAGATGGAATCAGAAGCCGAAGCACTGTTAGATGTTGCCTTACGAACAATCCGCGAACGGGGCAAAGAATACGGTTCAGCGATGCCCTTGTTCAATCAGGTGGCTGAACGCTGGTCGCTGACACTCAAAACCGATGTCACAGCCGCGCAGGTGGCACTGTGCATGATTGACATGAAAATTGCTCGAATCAACAACGGGTCAACAAAAATGGACAACGCGGTGGACATTGCAGGGTATGCTGCATTGTTGGCCGAAGCCCAAACCAACCCTCAAGCAAAAGGAGATAGACATGACTGAGGAAGTAGTAATGATTGGTGGTAACGCGATTGCACAGTTGCGTGCCTATATGGAAAAGATTGTGCGCCTTGAAGAGCAGAAAGCTGATATTTCTGCGGATATTCGTGACGTGTATGCAGAAGCGAAAGGCAACGGTTTTGATGCTAAAGCTATGCGTGTCTTAGCACGTAAGATTCTGAAAAACAGTTTTGAGGATGACGCAGAATTAGCAACAATGGTTGACTTCTACCGCGACAAAATTGAAGAAGCGGTGAAACAAGAACACGCCTATGAAGCCCGCTGCGCTGAGGGGGAGGGTGAATCCGCAGATCAGGATAGCAGTGAAATAACCACTTGATCGGCACTATACCTTGCCATTGGGCAGATACCTTCGTATGCCCGTATTTTAACTTGGCAGTTATTATAACTTGTAAAGTCCCCCGCACTCTCTAAATCATTTGACAGAGCCGTGGGGGACGAAGTTAGATCAAAGACCCCACAGGTCAAGGGGTTCCCAGTATTGGTGTTTCCGCAAGCGTGGCCGGAACTCAGTAACCCGGCAAAAGCAAAAGCGCAGGGGATACCATTTAAGGCTACTATCGAGCCGTTTGACGGAGTGCCATCCAGTCCAGTCACTGGGCGATACCTGTTCGCGGCGGTGGAGTAGAGGACACCCGCAGATGTAGAACTCAGCTTCACCAGAGCTGGCCACTTACCCGTATCTGTGGACGCAGAGGTATCTACAGTGTGTTCAGTGCCGACGGTCACAGTGCCGGTTAAACCGGTTACAGGGCAAATTCGGACATTATTACTACTGTCGTTGAAGGATACCGCCGCGAGAGTTGAGCTGAGAACCACTATGTCGGCGCACATATCGGTATTTTGAAGGGAGGAACTAACTGTTTGCGCGGTGTTCACCGTGTTCGAAGTGCCGAGGGCGGTTACAGTGTTAATAAAGATGCTGGTCTCTGCGGCGTTTTTATAACTGATGAGAACACTGGTGTCTGTGATTTTTTCAATTCGAGCCTTACGAGCTGAGGGGAGAACGTTTGATCCACTGGCAACTTCGATCGCCGTACACGCTAGTGTCGCCCCAATACCGGTCACATATCCAACGTACAGTTTATCTGTCGCTGCATTGTCATAAAATAAAAACGCAGCGGTTGAGGTGGTGAGGGCAACAATGTCTGACAAACCAACTGCGGTGTACCCCGTCAATAGGTTGGCCGCATTGGTAAAATCGGCAGAGTAATCCAGCGTGTAATCTGTGGATATGTCTTTTGCCAGGTAAAGAGAACCAATCGCAGTTCCCCCGTGACCCCCCACCCCAAAAACATATCCGTTTGGTAGAGGGCAGAGCATTGCCTGAGAATAGGTGGCGCTATTGACAATCTGAACCATGGGTGTGGCGGTGAATTTACGCCCACCGGAAGCACTAGATGCAGAATAAGTACGCGAGTAAGGCATTACACGATGTCCTTCGTATGCTTGAGTTGCAAGAACAGGTTTGCCGCTGAAGACGTACTGCTAACAGTGATTGTCACGTCATCCCCAGCGGCCACTGTAGCGTCGCTGAAAGTGTTGTCGTTGCTACTGGTGGTAGAAACACTCAGACTCGCAGTCTCAACACCGTTAATTTTGAGAGAAACACTACACGTCCCTGCGCTCACCTCACCAATAAAGTCTGTCAACGTGTGTGCATATTGTGCGTTGTAATACCACACATAATCTTGGTCGGCAGGAGTCTCAATGAACAGATCATGATACTCTGTTACTGCTGTGATACTACTGATCGCCAGAGGGACAGCCATCGTAATGGTGTTTGCCCCTGCGTCGCACACAAAAGCGTTATCTGTATCCACACTATTCCATTTCAGATCGTAGTCAAACCCGCCAAGGTTAAACTCAGCGCCGCTAACTGCGTATCTAATTCGCCCCGTACCATTGAGGCTATAAACCAGTCCCGCATCATAGTAGAGACCTGTGGTGGGATAGTTGGTAAACGCCAAAGACGGAGTGGAGCTTGCTCCATCCGCAAGGGTGCCAACAGACCCGGTTGCTCCTGTTGCACCTTTTGCCCCGGCCAGTTGAATGTTCCACGCCGCAATTGTGCCAGATCCCGCAGTTTCAGTTACGTTGACAGTTAGTGTTGTGCCAGAACGTGCTGTAACCTGCCCATACATATAATTCGTTGTTGGCGCAGCTTGGTCAGCAATGGTCACAAACGAACCTGCTAGATATGGCACTTCTGATGCCATTGTGAATACTTTACTGCCTGTACCAATCGCAATTGATGTTGTTGATGTTGTGGTGAGGCCATTGACAAAATCCGCCAAATAGTCATCCAGGATGGCTACATACCGGGGCAACGATTTCCCGGTGCCAGAAGTGACGATAGTGCTGTATCTTTGTGATGGGTCGGAACCCGCACCTATCAAGTCATCAGTATCGTAAGTAGTGCCGTTCGGGGTAATGACAGTCATGCTATTCTCTCCACCAGTGAAAAGGCTTTGGTGTTGTTGTTAAAAAAGTTTGCGCTCAAAGAACTCAAACCACTAAACCTTGCGGGGAATGACCGGCGCACCAGATATTCCACATCGTCTTTATCATAGACGAAATAAAGATTTCCATCAATGTCCACCTCCGCGTCAATATCAAACAAGGTGCTGAAGGCTTCCTCATCATTCAGGAAGTCCAGATTGAAATCTACAAAACGCTGGCCTTTACGTTTTTCAAACACGTCTGCGCCCCCACGAGCGGATTCAGATGTTGTGTTCGATCTGCGCCCAAAAGTCACCCCATAGCTCATGTTATACCGAGGTTCAAAGGTGGGGGTGACATAAAGCCCCATCAACTCAACATACCCATCCGTGTTTGCTGTGTCTGTGACGGTGATACGAATAAACTGACAACTCTGTGTCGTGTCAAGGATGTATAAATGCTGTTTCGGGAAATTGAACCGCGTGAAATCTTCGTCACTGTACTTACCCGTCCAGATACCGATTGACCCCCAGGAAAGCCCACCTCCGTCTAAAGGGTACACAAGGGGGTAGTAGTCTATTGTTCCGCTGTCAAAGAGTTCATTTGAGCCACTGTAGTCCCCAGTGTGGCAGGTAATCGCCGCCGCGTTAGCTGCGTTCGCCGCCAACCCCGCTGTTGCGCTGGAGACACGTTTAATGGTTAAGGTGATGGACGTACCTGTGCCGCCGGATGTAACCTGATAGGTCGTGTCATCTCCCGCAATGGTGAAAATGTCCCCGGCAGTTATGGTGACGCTACTGGCCGCGGTAACATCGAGTGTCGTGTCTCCGGCAGTTTGCGCCCCATCAACAGTCACACCTGCCCATGCTCGCGTGGACGAGCCTTGGAACTGAATCTGTCCTGTGGTGGAGATGTTGCTGTCTGGGATGCCAATAAAGCCGACAGGTCGTGTTGCGCCGATGTCAATGTCCAACACAGTGCTGGCTGCATCAGCGTTGGTTGAGCGTGTTGTTTCTGTGAAGAACTCAGCGTTAAGGTTCTCCGGTGACAAAGTAGCCACCCACGAACCGCCGCCAAAACGCGGTGTTACCGTTGTCAGGTCAATATAGTTTGGCGCACAGAGTAACATTGAACCCATTAGACGGCTACGCCTCCCCACGCTTGTAGTGTTACCAACGATGCACCCGCGCCACTTGACTCCGATGCAAACCGCAATCTCCGGCCAATAATCCGATAAATGCGGTCTTCTACTTGTATCACATCTCCGAGGGACAGCGCAAATCCGTACAAAACAGGTACTTCAATCTCAACCGTCAGGCGTATGACATCATAGAGGGTGAGTTCATATGAAGCCCGACTCGCGGCATCTGCGGAGTCAGCCAGTGCCGTTTCCAGTGTGCGCTCAAGTGAGTTGAGGTGTTTTGTCTGCGTACCTGCATCTGTTGCGGATTCAGTACGCCACTCTTCACTGACAAAAGGTATGTCGCCAAGGTTGGGCGCGTCCCCTGCGACACCATAAACATCAGCCTCGCGCATCAGGGTGTAGTTTTTCTGGTAGTGAACATTGGCACGGTAGATAGGGATGCCGTTGCCCACATCAGAGGGTGACAGAATTTTAATCTTTGCGTCAGAACTTCCATCAATCAGTACGCGACTGTCAAAATTACGGGACACTTCACCGGATGTTGGTACTTTGAAGCGCCCTACGCGATACGCACCGCCAATCGTATTCCACAGATACATTTTTGCCGATTCAAGTATGGGGGGCAACACTCGCCCAACCTGAGCCTCTGTGTTATCCTGAAAATGGAACGTGGGTGAGTTGTCCTCTGCGTTGGCTGTGATGATGCAGAGAGGACATAATGTATATCCCACACTCTTCATTATTTTCCACACATTACAGGCAACAGAGTGATTGTATGCAGCGGCAGAAGTCGTTGGGTTATACGGGCCGACTTCATATACACCGTCCTCCAGCATCGCACCGTAAAGGACAATAGACCCCGCAGCAGTTGCAGTACCATCTTGCGGGTAGAAGCGCAGTTGAGTGGAGGTGTTGTTTGCATCGAACGTCATAGAGCAACGATACCAACCACCGCCCATTGCGGTCATTGTTGGATTCAGGAGGCCGGAAGACGTGACATTGTTTGTTACTGTTGTGGTTGTGCCATCTGCGGTATCAAACTCGACTTCTGCCCTCACGCCGGAACCGGTGGCACGAATTGCCATTGTCTCCAACGTACCCGCCTTCAGGAACACCGAAACTGTGTAATACCTGCCAGAAACAGTCGTGACGTCCTGACGAATGTTTGCCCCACCTGTGGCCGTCTTTGTGATAGTGTGGGCGGCCTGAATATCATCGGGCGCAGTACCCGCACCCGCAGAAGCAACAGAAACATGGTTCAACGTCCACGCTGCGTTTGTGAAGTCTTCACTATAGAGAAACAGGTTTTTCCAACCTTCAATAGCGTCAAACGTCACTGTCTTGTCTGGAGTTGTACCAAAGGCAACATAGCACCCACGCTCGTTGTCACCCTCATCGAAGGCGTAGCTGCCTAAGTAGTAATCAAACGTCCCCGCCGTAACCGAACCGCCCGTAGCGGCTGTGACGAACGACGATAGCGTAGTATGTGCGGTTCCGGCGGTAATCGAGGCTCGACCCACGTACATTGTTGGCACTTCGGCCACGGGGTCAGAAGATAGTTGGTATATCTCATTCGCCCTGTCAACAAGGATTGCAGGCATATTACCCGTTGACCCTTTACCCAAAAGTCTCGGTTTTGGCGAATCTCCAATATCATCGCCTGTGCCTTCGAGATAAATTGTACTTCCGTCATTTGTCCCCGCATATTTATGGGTTTGATAGGATTCTGTCAGCACCGTAAAGAAGGGACTGCGGATGTTAATCCGAATCTGCCTGTTTGAGAAATCAATCGACTGGATAATGGCGCGGAAACGCACAGGACTGTCGGCGGGGTCTTGTGAGTCAGAGGTGAGTTCTTTAATCAGCATCTCGCGTCCGTCTAACCCTCTATCCAGAAGATAGTCTAGCCTACGGGAAGCGTTATTGAGCAAGATGCTTCCGGCACTTGGCACAGTCATACCTGTGGTTTTACGGTCATCAAACAGATATTCTTCAATCGACCCAGCGTCCAACACCAACGGCAGGTACACCTGATTGGCGGGGGTATGCGTACTGCGCGTAACATATCCCTCACCTGTAGCGAAATACTCACGGACAACACCCGCTGTTGTGTCATCGTAAGTGTCAAACTCAACCAAAAATTTACGGATTAAGGCCATTAGACAGGGGTACTCCGCAAGGCAACATTGCTCATTGAGCGGCCAAGTTCATCAACACGCTGCCCCAGACGCTCTAACTGTGAACCCAGATACTCTGTTTCTTTAGCGGATTGCTGACGGTACGCCGCAAATTCTTTCGCCATCTGTTCTGCGCCGTATAGGAACTCTGTGTTGCCAGAAGTAACAATCTGGGCAGGTGAGCCGAAGTTGACTAATTCAGGGCCGCGCTCGCCCACCATGGCCAAACCGCCGCCGTAACGTGAGTTACCTGTACCTGAAGCAAACCCAAACAGGGCGCGTTGGTCAGCAAGGATGGAAGCCACATCTGCTTGGTCGCCTAATACGTTTTGGAGGTTGGCCAGATAATTAAGTCCTGCTTCGGGATTCTGCTTTACGAAATCCGCAAACGTACCCTGCGCGGTAGAGAAGTTGAACGCACCAAGAGAAGACTGCACTTTGAGACTACGGTCAGTGCGGAGCGACAAACCAGACACTTTACTTAGTTGGTCAAGCACACTGTCATTCTCGCCAGGGCGCAGGATTTGTGCGAGGGAGACAGGAGTGCCGAGACCAGTGCTTGAGAAGGACGCACCGGTAGCGTCAATCAACTGTTGCAGCAAATCATTGGTGGTGAACTGCTCACGAAGCATTTGCTCTTCCACAGACACACTACTACGGGCGAGGTCATCCGCTTTATTGAGAAGTTGGAATACATCTTCAAGGCGGGACAGGTATTGCTCCGTAGGCCCGAAGTAATCCAGAGATGCGTTGAGGTAATCCTGTGTTGTGGACTGCAAATCATCCAGTGCAGAGATGTCACCGGAAGCAATACGGTTTGATAACCTGTCAAAGATGTTTTGTGCCTCATTAGCGCGGCCAAGGCGGTTCAGACCACCTAGCTGGGGGTTAAGCAGCAGTGAGTCACGGATGGCCTGTATGTCGAGCAGATAGTCTTTCAGGCGGTCACGCAGTCCTTCAATGGCTGTTTCCTGCTCGCCGAGGATGTCTTCAAGGATTTCTTTACGGCGCAGACCATAGAACTCTTCCACCAAGGCGAGGTTGCCACCAATGTCGATGGCTTCACGCAGTATAGGGGCAATCTCACTCTGCAAACCTTGCAGTTGGAACGCAGTTGGGTTGCTGATGGATAGGATGCGGTTGGAGATGTTTTGGTTAAAGCCACCACGCAGGCGGTTAAACTGTAAATCCCGCGCCTGAGCAATTTTCTCTTCCTCCAGACGCAGGCCTTTAGCTTTCTCAATATACTCATTGGCCTGTGCGTTGAGTTCGGAGATAGCTGCACCCATGCTGGAAATGACAGGGTTGACGAAAGTGAGATTGTCTATGAGAGATGCGAATTGTAAATCACCTAAAACTTCCTCAAACGTGCGGCCTTCCGTGTTGATATTCTCAAGTGCCGTTGTCAGATTTTTACCAGTGACATTGCCAAGTTTCGCCAACTCTAATGTGAGGCGAGCAAGTCCTTCGTTAACCTGCTTTTCATCCGTTGGGTCAAACTCAATACTACTGAGAATGTCTGGTGAACCAACGCGACCAATGTCAAAGAAACCTCTGTCATTGTTGCGACCGCCAAAGATAGACAGGCCGCTTATTCCAAGTCCCTGAACAGCGTTGAGTGATTGCGTGATGGTACCAAGTCCTTGCGCCAGACCGTCTGCGAACTCAGTGCCGATGGTTTTCCCCGCAGTGCGCGTTTCTGTCAGGCCGTTTGAACCTGTTTCAGCATAAAGCTGACTTATTTGAGACGGTGCGCCGCCACCGAAAAGACCGCCGAGAGCGTTTCCAGCAAACGAACCGAGGGCAGCGCCGATTGGCCCACCGATTCCAGGGAGCAAGATGTTACCAATAACCGCCCCACCTATGCCTCCCGCAGTACCTCCAATAGATGCACCGATGCCTCTGTCTGAGCCAAACAGCGCGTTCGCGCCTAAGTTACCCGCGAACCCGCCAAGGGCGCTACCAGGGGTAAACGCGCCTTGAATATTAGAAGCTGTTGCAAAACCCCCTAAAGGAACGCCTCCAGAACCTAAACTCAGAAGTCCTTTCCCAACCAGACTTGCGGCTCCCGCCGTTGGTCGGAGAAGAGAAGAAAAAGAACTACTGCCACCAGAACTGCCGCCGAGCTGACCAGTAATTTTATCTATGCCGCTTTGCCCAACGCCGAGGAAGCCGCCAACACCTTGCACAATAGGTACAATGACAGGTTTTGCGATTGCCAAGGTCGCCATCTGGGCAAGTAAATCAATGAACAAATCCTTGATGCGGTCAACAAAACCTTTGAACCCACTGACACCATCACGGAAAATGTCTTTGAATGTATCTGTAAATGCGTCGTTGATGTTATCCGCAGCACGTTCAAAGATACGGGCAACCTCATCTGCACCCTTCTCTTGGTCTTTGATGTATTTATCCAACGCATCCTGACTTGCACGAGCAAACGCTTCATCAACCTCGGTGGTTAGTTTACCGGCGGAAAGCGCGCGTTGACGCAGGGCTTCTAACTCTTCCAGTCGAATTTGATACTCTTCCAGTGGGGTGCGTGTACGGCTGACCAAATCCCGAAGCGATTTGGCCAAATCATCTACATCACCGGCAACGCCACCGCCACCTGTTTCCCCCGGTTTCTTCCCTGTGATTGGGTTGAGGCCGAGAGAGTTCTTTATTGCTTCAAAATTCCGCGTGTATTCGTCTTGGACTTTCTGCAAATTTTCATACGCACCAGAAACCCTGTCCAAAGCATGGGCTTCTGCGATGTTTTGGGCGCGAGCAACATCATTGGGAGACCCTGGGCGCAATAAATCTGAAGAAACTGCGAGTTCCGGCACAAGCCCTTCTCGGATTCTGGCAAGATTTTGCTCGGCTTTTTCAAGTTCAACGATGGCCTTACCAACAGCTTCTATCCCCGCGATGCGCTCAAAGTCCTTGAGCAGTGCCTCTTCTTGCGCGGCAGTTACCCCCTCAACGCTTGATTTTAGCCGATTATACTGGGCTACCGCTTTGTCCAGAGACTTGTTGAATTTCTCTTGGGATTCCACCCCCGTATTCAATCCGTCGATGAATTGGTCAAGAACATACACAATGCCGCCAATCGCAGCGGCGTAGCCTATGAACAGTGGGTTTCGCAGTAGGGTTAGGAGTGCGCCGTTCAACCTAAGCGTGGAGGCCGTACAGGTGTTGGCGGTGAAAGCATATACGGACAAAACCCCATTTATGCGTGTCAGCCCAACACCGAGCGCGCCGACCCATTTCAACGCAGATATTAACGCCGGTACAAACCTCAAGGCCAGTATTGCGCCGCCGGTAAGGGCTATTTGCAAGAACACATCCAAATTGTCAGCAAGGGCAGAAACCACCCCAGCCAGTTTTGATGATGCACCGGTGGCTTGGGAAATACCTCCCACATATACCGTTATCGCGTTGCCGAGTTTCTGGAACGCGCCGCCGAGCGTCACTACTGCGGTCGAGAAATCTTGGTTAATCTCAGATTTCATTGCCTCTAATGCTTTTATGAATCGCTCAAATGTGATGCCGCCGGTTTCTGCGAACTTTTTGAGGCTATCAAACTCAAACCCTAATTTCTTCAAACCTTTCTCAAGATTTGTAGCGATGGGGGTGGCTTGTTCCAGAATGGAGTTGAGTTCCTGCCCAGACAATCTGTTTGCCGCCAAACCCTGCGATAGCTGAAACAACGCTGCTTCGGTGGACTGAGCGTTGCCGCCAAGTGTTGCTGTTGCTTTTGCCACGAGTTCAGTGACGCTCAGAACTTGCTTCTGGGATATGTTGTATTGACTGGCGTTCCTCGCCAGACGACTGAACAAAGTCACATTTGCCTGAAGACTTGTGCGCGTATCCTGTGATATTTTGAAGAGCTGTGCCTGAGCCAGATTGAGTTCATCAATGCCATTTGTAACCAGTCTGAGTCGGTTCTGTAATTGCTGTAACTGGTCGCCAGCGCGTACCAGAGTTGTGATAGCTGCACCTGCGGCAGCGACAGCGGCAACCACACCTAACATTGAGCGTTCTGCGCCCTTAGACACTGAGTTCAAGGTTTCAAAACGTGCAGCGACACCGCCAAGTGGGCCGTCGACTAATCGGACAGCTTTTTGTAATGCAAAAAATGCTTCAGAATTTTTATCGACAGATTGCTTTGTTTGCTTGGCACTGCGCCGGATGTTTTCCGTTGACCGCCGGAACTGTTGCTCCCCAAGAACAACGCCTTTGGTATCAAGGGCTATCTGAACGGTTATGTCGGCCATTGACTATCCTGCTTTCCCGCTTTTCAGGGGTTTGTTGCTCTTTCTCAAGTCTCTTGTGCTGATGCTCTAGGTAGGTGTTGTCCATAGAGAATATCAACTCAACAAACTCGTCTATGTTTGTTGTACCATAAATTTCAGTATATGTCTTGATACCCTCTAATGTCAAAGGCATGGGTGTGCCGGACATCCCAGCATACTGCCGTGGCCGGTTAATGAGCCAGAAGGCTTGCCAGAACTCCACAAGCCATGACGGCAGTTCTGGGCGCACTGGAACAGGGACGGGCAAACCTTTCGCCCGTCGCTTTTCAATCAGTTCCATGTGTTCAGGATGGACATTCCCCCACTGAAGATGCCAGTGCAGGGATTCAGTTAGTTTTTTATGTCTTCAACCCTTGCGTCAGCGTCGAAGTTGGCGAGGTCTTGGGCTAGTTCAAACGCCTCACTGAACAAAGCGTTCCATGATTCATCTGCGGGGTCAACACCTGCGATGGTTGTTAAGTTCTCAAAACTGTACGGGACTTTCTTGCCGTCTTTGTCTTTAACTGCCCAGTCTACCCACAATTCTTTGGCAATGAGCGTATGCAGTTTACGGTTCAACTCTTTACGCAGGGGTTCATTCTCAACAGCGTTTTTGCCTTTAGCCTTAATCTCTTTTTCAATCTTAGCTGCTTTCAAAACGAAAGGTTTGTAAGTCGCAGCGCGGGTTTTGATTTCAGTTCCATCCGACAATTCAACCCATGCGCCTTCATACTCAGCTTCAAGGTTACGTTTCAGACCTGCGCCGAAGTTGACTTCTGACATAAATAATCTCCTGTGGTTTTATGTTACCACAGGAGACTACTATAAAGAAGTTATTTCGTCAATAAGACTAGGTGTACTTGGTCACTGATGCCGTTGCAACCTGTGTTGGGTCGAGAACCGCAGTAAAGGACATCGCGTCCTGAAGATCAGAGTTGACCCCTTGGTTGTTGTTACTTCCATCTGTGATATAGACTTGAGGGAAATCCCACACATATCCATCACCGTTGCTGTCTTCCGTTACAATTGCGAGATCAATAGCCGTGAAGTTACGTTTGAAGTCATCAAAGGTCTTATCTTCTTTGAACACTGTGAAGTTGCCACTCACGCCGATGGAACGTTGGTTCACTGCGATGTTTGTCAGACTGCCAATCGCACGCAGGGCTTCCGCGTTTGTGGTGATGGAGAAGTCCAAAGACGCAAAGTCTGCTGTGGATAGCGCGCCGTTCACATAGATGGCTTTGATGTCATTCACCGTATTCATGCTCGGTGAGGTAGAAGCCGCAGTGTGTGAGCCAGAGAAGCCACTGGACGTTGCATACACACCGTTACGACCAATCAGGCTCAGAGAGCCTCCAGCCAAGTCAGACGTATTGAAGTTCAAGTTCAACGTGTTCACCTTCATACCTGTGAACAGTTGATACTGAGTGATGTCAGCCAAAACACGTTCAAACGTGAACGATTTTTCCGTCGTAGCGTTTTCGAGGTACTGGCCTTTCAGTGTGATGGATTCACCGGCTGTTTCATCCGTCACTGTGCCGTGAGACAGAATCAGTTTTGATGTGCTGGACTTTGTGGCAACTTTGAACCAGCCGTCGTTTGTGCCACTGGTTGTGCCAGAAATTTTCAACCACTGACCTTCCTGCACATCACCAAAACCTGCACCTGAGTCATTCACCGAGTTATCAGAGTTGGCAAAGCTGATGGTTGTAGCCGTGTCTGTGTAGGACGTGGCATAAGTGCCACGCAGTACAGCCTCAAGGAATGGGTCGAGTTCCGCGTACTGCAATTCTACACCAATGTCGCCGGTTACGGTCAGACCAGTACGAATTGTACCCGCAATGTTGGTGTCAGAACGAACAATGTTTGAGTTTGTTGTCTCGTTGGATACGTTCAGGGAGTTATTGGTGAAGTTGAGATACGTTGCCGCACCAGCGGGGTTCGTGCCTTCCGTGACTTCTACTTTATAGAGCAGTGACTCTCTGTTTGCTGATGCGATGGCCATTACTCATCTCCCTTCGTTGTTTTGGTGAGTTTCTTGGGTTTAGGTGGGTTGAAAACCTCAACGGACTTCTCTTCGAGCAACTTAGCCGCTTGTTCTTCAGGCAGGTCGACGATCTTGCCTGTTTTACAAAAACCAATATCACGAAGAAATTTCACTTTCATAATCAACCTCTTATAAGACACTTACATGAATATCATATCGGAACGGAATCAGCAAGGGAGTGAGCCAGAACTCACCCCTGGCATATTCAACTTGCTCAGATGCAATAATGCGGGGGTCATAGCAATCAATGCTCTCAAACGTCTTTCCACGATAGATTTCAGCAAGTTGCCCCGCGTATGTTAGCCCTGTACCGATGCCGCCGTTCTGAGGGGTCATAATACGCAACTCATAAAACCCAAACACTTCCACCAGCGGATTATTGCCATTGATGGTGCGGAAAGGGGAACCTTGATAGTCCACGCGGTAATGCACAAAGCCGGAATCAAGGTTTTTACCATAGTCAGATTGGTTACTGGTGACAACAGGCAGCGTTGACCAATTCGCGGTAAGGCGTTTCAGCCCATGTTCTGCAACGTGATGATAAATATCTGCATCAGCCATGGCTAAAATCCACCAGTCTTGAGCGTTCGGGGGATGGCCTTTGCCACAATCACGTTAAGTTCTGCCCGTAAACGATTTGCCGAGGGCTTAGTAACCCCTTGCGGCGCAGTTCGAGTACCCAGACGGTTTATGTCACCCGCGTTGAACCGATTGATTGACCCTGTGCCATCCGGCTCATAGGTTACGCTGTTGCTTATATACAAGGTATCTCCAAGTTTCATACTCAAAGAAACCCCTTTGTTTCGCCCCAAAAACGATGAAGGGCGACGGTTAATAGGGAACGGTTCTTCCAGTCGTTCGGCATTAAATGAATAATATGCAGACTTAGGCTGTTGGGAAGTATCTGGCGAACCCACTGCTGCACGCCAACTGTCTATGAAACGCCCTGTCCAAACCGGCGAACCTCCATCGCTCACAGTACCGGTCACAGGGTTGTGAGTGATGTCTATGATTCCTTCTGCCACCCCGTGAACCACAGACAGCATGATTTCCTCAACGGCATCACGAACTTTGTTTATCTGAGCATCAAGATTGATTGTAACCACACCTAATGCCCCCCTCGCACTGTCAGGATGTAGAGCGCGTCTTCCCCAAAGGCAGTGCGCCTATCAACACTGACGACTTTGTAAGTGTCGCCTCCCAGCAAAACAATATCGTTTTCGTCAGGTACAAAGCTCACGGCATCGGCGGCAATCCGCACTTCACGGTCGCCGTCTCGCACAAGCCCCGATATTTCTTTTGCAGTGTAGCGACGCGCGTGTGCTTTTATTGTTGAATTTGTGTACGTGGGGGTGTTTGCCAAGGTTGTTTCGTTGAAAGACACGCTGGATAGCCGCCGATAGGTCACTGTTTCCCCGTGAGATTGCAGAACAGCGTCGATGCGCTCTGGTATGTTCAGAGTCATGCGCGGCGCTCGCGGTAGGGTTCGAGTAGTAATGCCGCCGATGCGGGGATGCCTAACGCGCCACCAGAACCTTGTGTGTTACCATAACGCACTGAATAGACTTGTGGCACTGTCTCAGAAGCAATCGCAGAGTCGCGCTGACGGCCATAATAGAAAGATTTAACAATCTCAATACAGGCTTGCTCAATTTCCGCAGGTAATGTGGGTGTACCTGAACCAAAGCTGTGCAGGACATAGCCATAAGTGTAGTCAATGGAGTAATCAAACTCTCGCTCAGTGTTTGTCCAGTTTGTGACCTTGCGGATGATTCCGGCTTTATCATCTTCGAGGAAATAATCTGACGCAGCAACCGCAGTGCCTTCGTATGAAACGCTGTGCAAGGTTGTGACGGGGTAGCGTGAAGTCATCAGAATTTCTGAACCATCGCTCGCTAATGTCTCTGTGACTCGCTGCTGAGCAAACTCACGCTGGCAGTAAGACACAATCAATGCACTGGCACGTTCAATAAAACGGCCAATAATTGTATCATAAGTGGACACGTCAATACCTAAGTCATCTTTGACTCTGGCAGTCGTTGTTAAGTCAGTCGATGCTGCTGCGGAAGTAACGGTTATGGCCATAGCGGTGAGTTTAGCACAGATTTTTTATTCTCGCCAACTATGTGCAATTAGTGCTTGCATAGATGAAATTGTTTCGTTATACTGGAGGGGCAACAGGAACAAGGAGATTTAACAATTTATGACGGGAGGAGCGGCGCGCAAAAATATAGGGCGGGGCGCAAATTATGGCAGGTGAGCGAGGGTAATTGACTACGCCACCTGCCACCAACATTAACAAAGTGAGGATGAGATGGAAGAAAAAGTAAAAATAAACTGGGACGTTATTAGGGCTAAAATGGCCGTTAATTTCTTTCAGGCTGGCGCTGCATTTTTGGGTGTGGTTGCGACTGCGGCGGCGACGGTGCTGTTCATAAAAGTAATTATGGTACTTTCATCATGACCAGTAACATATCAAAAGAGGCGATTGCTGAGACGTTGCGGTTTGGCGATGAGTTAGAAAAACGTAATAAACAGATGATAATGCAAGCGCGCCGTGTTGGCAGGAATGATGCAATGGGAGCGCTGCTAGCAACTCGTCAAGTCCGAGAGCTTGCGGCAGAGCTGGAAAAGAAGGATGCGCTGGTGGATGAGATTGAGAGGATATGCGCCCAGCAAGACTTCAATGACAAGATGAACCGCGTTATTGCTAACGGACTAAGTCCAACAATCTCGGAGACGGTGCTACAAGAAATCAAAGAAGCGAGGGGTAAGTGATGTGTAAAAATATGACAATAATCTTTGCACGTTTTTAGAATATGTAAAAAAAAAAACAGGAAAATTTTAACATGAACAACATTGAAAAACTGATTGAGAATGGTGGCTGGCGGCCTATTAAGGAAATATCTAGGTATCATGGAAGGGGAAGATTAATGATGGCGATTCGCCTTTTTTCAGGTGAGCAATCTTATGCACTTTTGGAACACGATGCGCTTCTTGGGCATGTCGTTCACTGGATGAGCAATTCAGTTATTAGTGTAAGTTCTATTGATGTAACCCACTTCATGCCGCTTGATACCGCAGAGCGCATGGCGAAGGTGATTGAGGTGTTAATGATGCGCTTAGCACAGATTGCCAGCGGTGATTACAAAGCTTGTGGCGCAACGGCGGAGGAAGTGGCTGCATCTGCGTTGTTAGAGGTAGAAAGGATGATGGGGGTAAGTAATGCGTAAATCAACCTACCGCCTGTTACAATGCCTCGGCCAGCTTGTGTTTTGGGGTGCTTTTTTGGGCGTTGTTATGCTCGGTATTATAGGATTAGGCTTATGATGTTTGCCTTAATATGCTTTACGTTTAGTTGCGTTGAGCCGGATAAGATACGGGCTTTAGAGCCTATCATTGTGGATAACCGGGAGGAGTGCCGGATTCACATTGATGGTGAACTTGCCGACTATTCAGAAAGAAATTGTGACGCTGTGTTGGAACAGCTTAAATTAAGGGGGTGACATGGACTGTTTTTGGGGTGCATTTTTTGCTATACTGGCTTGGAAGGTAATCGCCTTCTTGTGGGAGATTTATTACCATGGCTGATATTCTTAAGTTCCAGAACGCCAATCAGTTAAGGGATAATGATTCCTTAGAGCGCGAATTAAGCGAGGCAAGGCAGCTGATCGTTGCGTTAAATACCATGCTGTTAGAACAGCAATCCGTGGCTGATGTTTTCTGCAATGGTTACAAAGAACTTGAACAAGCCGTGAAGTTGCTTGAACAGGATCGAAAGCACTCCATGGAGCGGTTTATGTTTGAGCAAAAGCGTAACGTGCATTTAATGGAAAAGCTCGATGCCTTAGAGTGGAAATATAAAGAGGCAATGCGCTGGCGATATGAGGGGGCTGATTAACACCCCCACTTTCCACACACCTTCTGATCTTTTAGCCTAAAGGGCTTTGGACAGTCTTCACGGTTAAGTTGGTGCCTGTCAAGTTGGCGCATAAGAATGGGGTCATTATCGCGGATATATTCGCGGGTATCAGAATACCAACTAAAGGTCTCCGATACGTCGCAAAAGTCACCTGTCGTATTTTGACAACCGCTTATCAATGGCAGCATCAGAACTACCATTAGACTTGTCAGCATTCCGCTTTGCTTTTTGCATTGCTTCAACATATCGCTGCTTATCCTCCAACTCCGCTTTTAACTTGGCATTCTCTTTAATATTGCGGTACGCAATATAGCCAACACCCAGTAAAAACAAACCAATCAAGCCGAACGTGTAAAGGTTAGGCATCTTTCTTCTTTGGCAGCACTGTTAGCTTGTCTTTGGCGGTAAAGCGGCCATACACTGTTAATACAAAGCCAACAACGCCCACTAAGCTGTCAATGAACACCGGAGCTGTTTCAGCAATATCCGCCGGTACAAGATCGCCAATGCCAAACAAGGCGGCTGCGGATGCTAATGCACCCCACAATGTCTTTGATTTAATAAAGTTCTTAAAATCCATAAGGTTTCTCCTCGTTAGGTAATATTAACACGTTTTTTCCATTCTTGCACGTCAAAGGAAGGACACGCCTTTCCACTGTCAAGTTCACGATGGCCAACTATCTTTGCCTTCGGGTAGTTTCCATGCCAATAGCTTATTAAATCCAGCAGGGCGCTCCACTGCGCGGCTGTGAAGTTGTCTTCTGGCTGACCATGCTCATCTATACCACCAACCATACAAACGGCTATAGAGCGGCTGTTGTAGCCCTTAACATGCGCTCCGGGTATGCGTTCCCATCTTCCGCGCTCAACGCCACCATTGCGGCGGATAACGGCGTGGTAGCCTATTTCCCTGAAGCCGCGCTCTTTATGCCAACGGTCAATCTCGTCCTTTCCAATGTCCATATCCGGCGGGGTTGCACTGCAATGGATGACGATGTAATTAGTTTTGGTGCGCTCAATGGTCATTGTAAATGCTTTAACACCTCCGCGATAATATACGCAATAGAGCCTAATGTGGCTGCAATGGCGGCAATAATGAACTTCATGTTATCCTTTACCACCTCCCACAATACGGAGCCTAGTTTTGGGCGCTTGGAGGGGTAATGATCCTCCCTTGGTGGTGCAATTTCAGTCACGCCCGCCACCTGTGACAAGAAAAAGGCAAAGCTATTATCCTGATTTACCTTTGTCACTTTCAACTTAATCTTAACAATGCGCCCTAACTTAGTGATGTAGCGCTTATACATGATATAACTTTCGCGCTTGCCTGTGGCCACTTCCATGGCCATTTGCTCATCCGCCTTTAAATCATCGGGATGTGTAATATCCTGCCAGCGCTTGCCCTGCAATTCAACCTCGGCATATTCTGTTATGTTGCAAAAGGTTGGGTTTGCCTCCAGAAAGGTGCCATCTTGCGCCACAACGGCGGCACCGGTCAGGCTTTCTTCCCACAGCGCCTTCATAAAACCTGGGTCGCTGCGATAGGCCATTACGGCGTCTCTAGTTTAATTTGCATCATAATCCAAACGCAACCAAGCGTTATTCCAACTATGGATGCTCCACTAACAAACCACGCAATAAAGCGAATATACCACCGCCTGCAATTCATCTTATCCAGCAACGCCGCAAGTTGCGTCACCTTTGCATCCAGCGATCTAACCTTTTTATCCATGCTTTTTAGCTTTTCATCAGAAACAAGGCGCTGGGCGCGTATTTCTTCCATCTCTTCGCGTATCTCATTTAAAAGATCAATCAGGCCGTGCCTCGCCTGCTGGGCTTCCCGGCATTGATGCTCAAGAAGTTCTTGCGATACTTTCTGCCGCTCCTCGATGCGCTTAACCCCTTCAGCGATTTCTTTAAGGTCATTAGACATACGCCGCCACCATACCAACACACAGGCCGCTAAGCAATTCAGATACGTTCACCGCTAGCTTGTCGCTATCCTTGCGCCAGAATAGCCCTGCAAAGCGATAGGATGCACCAAAGGCAACCGCTAACAGGGGCAGCACAAGAACAAGGAGGGGGTTAGAAAAATACGCCCCCACGGCCACCAATGGTGCAAATCGTACCAATGCGTCAAAGGTCATCCATATCTGGCCATATAAACGCATGGAAGAGGGTTTATCAGGGTTCGGAGTCCCGTCAGTAATCTTCTTATATACCCACTGTGCAGGGCGGTCTTTCCACCATTTCTGCCCCTTAGGGGATTCGTAAACATCGTTGCCCAGCTCGTTACCATGAATGGCCAGAAAACCCCTGCCCCATCCAAAGGCAACCGCCCAGCATAAAGCCACAGCTAAGGCCACGCTATGCTGCCATATATCCGTTAGGAACAGGTAGTGTAGCCCTGCCATGTATAGCGCATAAGGATACTTGCCTGTAATCCAATCCAGCCACTTTGGAGCGCCGTAATCAGAATAGGTAATGCCCCGCATATAGCGCCACAGCAGGCCGAAGATGATAGCATAGGTGGCTTGGGACAGAATCATTACGCCGCCGTAACAGAAAGTTGGCCGCTGTTTACCGTAAAGGCATTGCCTGATGTTACGGTCACGCTGGAGTCTAATGCGCCATGAATAAGGCGATTCCCAGATGATGCCGCATCCTGAATGGCGAAGTGGGTTGCGGCAGTCCAGTTACCCGTCGCTGTCGGGAATGTAATGGTTACATCGTTTGAAATAGAACCGCTTGATGCTGTGCCAAACGAGGCAGAAACATCGGTACGGGCATATGCATTGCCTGTCAGCTCAGTGCCGCCCGTTGTGTCATTCGTAGCATCAGAATACAGCGCCATGTAAAGGGAGGGGCTGGTATAGGTTGCACCTGCAAATACATGGTCAAGCAGCTCATTGGCAAGGTAGTCAGCGCATTCCCCCGCCGTGAAAGCGATGGTTAATTCTCCGATTGCAATGTTGGCGACTTCCCCGTCACCAACCGCCTTTCCGGTGTCAAACGCCCCGTAAACAAGCAGGTTTCCAGATGTGGATGCGTCAAAGATACCCCAGTGCGTTACTGTACCCCATGAACCTCCGGACGCTGCTACCGTTGTGATTGCGACGTCATTAGCGATGGTGCGACTTGCTGCTGTACCAAAGGCGCTTGAAATATCCGTTCTGGCGTATCCATTACCAGAAACAGCCGTACCGCCACCCGCATCGTTTGGCGTGGCCGTGTAAAGCTGTAAATACAGGCTAGGGCTTGTGTACGCCGCGCCCGCAAAGACGTGATCTAGCAGCTCATTTTCTAAATAATCTGACATTTGTGACATGATAATCTCCTATACGATTGATACGCCGTTATTGTTAGTCCAAGCCGATACACCGATAACCTCGTCATCATTAACGTTGCTTGATGCTGAAATTGCAGAAATACACCCTGTTAATCCAGCCATTGTTGAGGCCGATGCCTGTGCGCTACCCGTCCAGACAGAGGATGCCGGGAAGTCTTGGTTTAAGAAAATAGCGGGTGTCTTCATGGTGCCGTCAAAGAAGCCATCTTCAGTATCGTTGTTTCCGAGGTTGTAATCATCAGAAACCCCGGTGTTTACCGTCAGACTTGTTGGTACGGAACCACCGCCTACGGATGTTCCGGTGTCTCCATTCATATACACCTTAACCCGGTCAACAGAGGACGCCTGCGTGCCGTCATAGGCAACGGCAACATAAATAGGTGTGTTAGCCCCGACAGTCTCAATAATAGAGCCGTTCTGGCCATATTCAGTGCCATTATGGCGGAAGTTAATCTGAACTGCGTCATTTACCGAATAGCGCTGGACGGCAACCTCAATCGCATTAGTAACCCCCGCGCCCGTTGGTGGCCCGAATATACCACGCACTGAATCAGCCGTCTCAAAGCCAATGGTAAAGGCAATCGCAAACTTGGTGACGGTAATGGTGCTGTTGGTTGTGTCAAACAGATCACGCGCACCGATAGAAAGCGTCTGGCTGCTGGTTGACTCAAAGTCCATCGTTCCGTCGACCGCTGGCGTCACTTGCGTGGCATTGCATGAATTGGTCATGGCAACCGTGGCATCTGCCCCTGTAAAGTTGACAGCCTGCGTGGCGTTGCATGAATTGGTGATAGCAACACTAGCAACCGTTCCCGATAGCAAGATTGACTGAGTAGCGGTCAAGGAGTTCGTCAGGGCAAGGGTGGAATCTGCACCCGTGAAGAAGACACGGTTTGTTCCCCACTTGTTAATCAGATAGGTATGAATTGCCGCCGCCTCTCCATCCGTTACATAGCGGTCATAAATTAAAACCTCACCGATGCGCCCATTAGTGTATGTGCTTACTACGCCGTTAGAATCCCTTGCGCCTAGCGCCAACACATCCACTGTGGTCTGCCCAACATCAATAGAGGCTGTGTTTAGGTCAGCGCCGTCAAGGCGTGTTGTTGCGGAGGTGCCAGCCGCGTTAGTTCTGAAAGAGAATACATGGGGCGTTGTGTCCGTAGTTCCGCCAATCGGGCCAATAGCACTGCCACCTGCGTCTTCACGCTTAATGTAGGCATATTGCGTGGCTGTTTGACGCAAGATCATTAAAGAGTCTGCATCGGCGGAGTTACCCCACACAAGTAAGTCGTTATTTTGCAAGGTGTCCATCTCACACACCATAAATGCCGCCATAGGTGTGTCATCACCGCTAAACAGGGATGCAAGGCTGTTGACGTTCATCACATCTGAGCCAGTGAAGTCAATGGCGGGGTTGCCGTCCATGCCAGCGGCTTGGTAGGTCGGTCTATCAGCTCCTGAAGATGTGAATGAGGCGCTGCCATAACGAGATGCCCACGCGCTCACCAAGTCACTGCCATCCTTAGTGATGGTGGAAAGTTCTGTTGCATCGACCCACAGCCGCAGCCCCTCTGCGGGGTACGCGGGCGGCAAAACACTTGCGGAACCCAGGATTGAGGCCACACTCGTAGGGCTGAATCCCAGCCCCAACATTAGTATGCTCCAAAGATGCCGGTAGCTGCCGTACCTGTTGAGTAGATGCGCGTAGCACGAATTGGATGCCAACCGGCAGTTAGGTTCATTGTGACTGTATCGCCGCCCACAGTATCTAACTTAACATCACCCGCGACCTCGACATAAAGGGCGCGGGTGGCATTTGTTAAATCCACAGTGTCGCTTTTGGCCGCATCTGCGTCGAATAGATGTTCGCAGGGGGACTCAAGGCCAGCGCGGTAGCTTTCAAATGAATCAGCCATTATTATGCACCATACGCAGTGATTGCATCAGAAACCACGATTTCTCCGGTTGTTGGGCAAGTCGCCGCAACATAGAAACCTGTGTTTCCGGTATCTGTGATTTCCAGAATGAACGTACCATCAGTTTTGGTCTGAGCGATGATGTGCTTCTTCGCTGTCAGAGCTGTCAGAACTGTGCCAGAAGCAGTTTTAGCCGTAACCGTACCAGAAGCCGTTGTTCCCGTAATACCAAGACCCGTAGCTGCGTCAGATAGCCAGATTTCAACATTCATAGCACGCTCAAGAGCATTACCTGCGCCGTCCAAAAGTTGCAGTGTGACTTCGGCTACGTTTGCCCCGCCAGCAGCTTGCGCGAAGCTGATGGAGTTGGGGGTCAGTTTGCTGTTGAGGAACAGAGCGTTGGCTGTGCCACCCCCTGCCTGGGCAAATCCGTTGTTTGTGTTGTAAGTTGAGTATGCCATGATGAGAGTCTCCGTGGTGAGTTTCTGTTAATGTTGTACCAGATTATTCATCCGCTGCCAAGGATGCCTCAATGGCTTCGATGATGTCGGCTTTCTTTGACGCGCCGGAAAGGTCAATGCCTTCATCGTCAGCGTACACTTTCAGCTCTGCAACTGTCATTGCCTGAAAATCAATCTGTGCGGATTCCATTTCGCGCTCAAAAGCGACTTCAAAAGCTGACTTTTTTGGCTCAGTTGTTTCCGGGAGGCAGATATAACCTTCATCAAACAGAGAATCTACATACTGGTCAGGTACTTCTGTGACTTCACCGCGCTTGAAAAGGGCGGGTTTCGCATCGGGTTCGATACGCGCTTTGAAAGTGGTGAGAATTTTTACAAGCATGAGAGTCTCCTGAATTTTGTAAGTGTGCGCGGGGAGTAACATACCCCCCGCACATCATTTGTCACCGTTAGGCAACAGGTGACTCGGATGGGTGTCCGAGTACAGCAAACGCAGCCAGAGGCGCGTCCCCTGAGTTACCCGCAGGGGTGATGGTCAGGCGCACATAACGCTTGCTGCCAGTGTAACCCAGTTTACGGGTTGTGTTGTCAGCAGCGAATGTGAAGCTCGCACCTGCTTCTGTGCCGATAAGGTCGCTATCAGCAACCGCAGCAGCGTCAGAAAGGGCGCTGTTATCACCTTCTTCCAGCAGCACAGTGAAGGTAGCGTCAGCGTCAGCCAGCGTACCTGTCAGGATGCCGAAAGTCACAGAGCCGTAGCCCTGTGTGTCGATGATTTCACTCACCAGCGCGGTATTGTCAGTCGCAACAACAGGGGAAATGCCGCGAACAATCCCAATGTCATTGTAGAGGTCCATATTAGCCATGATAAAATCTCCTATTTGGCTTAATGGTTAGCTTCAACTGCTTCTTAGGAAGCAGCACATTTCAGTTTGACCAGAGCTTCGCCCAGTACAACATCACCGCCTACGCGACGACGTACATACATGACTTGCTCATCCGTACCAGCATTGCTGTATGGGTCAACCAGTACAGAAGTACCAATACGGTCAACGATGGTGTATCCGGCGGTGAAGTCACCAAACACAACAGGATACAGGCCAGCGCCAATATCGTCGAGGTCTGGCATTTCCACAACAGGATAACCCATGAACGTATTTGGCGTACCACCGGAAAGACTGCCATTCTGCCACAGGTAGTTACCATTACCGTCTTTCAGCTTACGCACGAAAGCGATAGTGGAACGGTTCATGCCGTAAACAGCGCGAGCCGTGTAACCTGTTTTGATGTCAGAAGCGAGGTCAATCAGGTTGTCAGCGTTGAACGTAGCCGCAAAACCGGACACCGTTTCGAGAATCTGGCTGGATTGCATGAAACCAAAAGGCTTCTCAATACCATTACCACTCACAAAACCTGCGCCTTCCTGACGAGCCAGTTCTTCACCCGCGTCGTCAACAATCAACTGACGCATATTCACAAACGCATCTTCCAAATCTTCGTTGGTGATGATGGTTTTTGCGATTTGCTTATGAGCAGTGATTGTGCCACGAGCGTAGGTGCTGTTGCTTGCAGTTGAAGCGTCGCCTTCACCAACCCAATATGCGGTCACAAGGGTAGAACGCTTAGGGATGTTGATACGCTTGGTGTCAATAGTACGAACACGAGCCAATGCACGAACATTGGAAATCTCCGTAATTTTCTTCACCAATTCGCGGTCGTAGGCTTCTGGAACGAGGTATCCACCATCGGTTAGATTGTCAGTACGAAGAGTTTTTACTTCTTCAGGGGACAAGGCTTCGGATGGGTGAACATTCGTCAGGCGTTGCTTCAGGGCGCGTCCGATAAGGTCGATTTCCTTACGGATGTTTGCTTCTTTAGCATCGTCGCCGTTCAGTTGAGGGCGGGAAAGCTGAGTTTCAAGGTCAGCCATTTTGCTCTCAAGTTCGTCGATACGTTTTTGCTTCTCAGCCTGTTCGCGCACGATTGCGTCTGACTTTTCCTGCCAGTTGGCCTGGATTTCGTCAATTTTTGCCACTTTTGCCTTTTCGTCGGCAGTAAGTGCGTTCTTTACACTCTTTTCAATCAGTTCACGGGACTCTTTCAGAGACGCCTGAACTTCATGGAGTTCTTTTTGGATGTCGGACATGACACTCTCCTGATTAGTTAGTTGTGGTTAAAAGTTTTGTCAGTTTCTCCATTTCTTCCCTGATGGATTTCAGTGTTGAAATGGATTCAGACGAAACTTCCTCCGTCACGGCATCACGCCCTTCAGATTCCGTTTCACTATCGTCAATAATGTTAAGTTCATCCTTAACCATTGACTTCATTTTCCAGACAGTCGCCGTAGCTTCTTTTCTGGAAAATCCTTTGGAACGCAGGATTCGCTCAATATCAGCGTATGTCTCTGCGTCTTCGAGTGATTTCACGGCTGTCACTTGTGCCATTGTGTTGGCTGGTTCTGTGACAACAGAAATCTCCCATAAATCAATCTCTTTAATCGTGCGAACACCGCTATTTTTGTCGATGTCATATTCTTTGACCATGAATCCAATGCTCATACTGTCTAAGTCACCGGCTTTCAGTAGTGCGTAGGCTTCACGCCCCATCATTGTGCCAAGATTGATGCGACCTTCTACATACAGGCCATAATCATCTTCTTTCATCACGGGGAATGAGCCAATCGGCGTAGCCATGTCATGTTGCCAACACATTTTTACCTTACGACCACCGTCAAGGCAGCGTTTGAACGCATTTGGCGCAATAATGTCTTTTGTGCGGTCAATGTTACCAAATGTTGACGCATACCCTTTGAAATAGCCAAAAGACTGGCCATTTTCTTCATATTCATCGAAGGATTTAACTTCGAGATGGGCAGAAATGGTCTGTTTGCCCTTGAAAGGGTTGAGTTTTACGGGGTCAGAACTTTTCATAGATTCATCAATCCTGTCTAGTTGGTCGCGCTTGGACTCAGACCATGTACGACCGGAGTCCCCACCCCACAATAACCACGCAATGTATCCCGCAGATGGTCGCTTGCCGTCGCTGCCGGTTTCGTCAAGGTTGTCGCCTTCATGGCGAGGCCAGTATTTCGCAATGTGGCGAATTTTCTCTGGGCTGGCTTCTTCGTTTGACAGAAGATACCGCGCTGTGGCTTCACCAGTCTGATTGTTGGGGTTGGGGTACTCTTTTTCGAGGTCAAGGCCACGGCGAGCGTTCTTCTTAACACCATCTGGTATTGATAAATCAACGTCTTTGCCACGGTATTTCACCATTTAATGCACCCTTTACGGACAAATTTTGTAGTTTCAATGGTGAAACTACCATGGAAAGGGGGTGTTACGCAAGTGAGGGGGTCAGTCTTTGCCTTCAGGGTTGGCTACGGTCTCTGCAGGCGTGTCTTTCGCTGGCGCAGGATTAGGGCTACCAATGACAGGCATATCGTTGATGTCAACGTCTTCACCCGCGATTGGCCGCCCGTTGGGGTCAACGATTTTATTGCCGTATTTGATTGGCGGGTGTTTGAAAATCTTACGTTTTTCATCAATCGTCATAATCAGAGACTTCTCAATAGCGTCTCTGCGCTCAACACGGCGGGGGATAAGAACGTCAATTTCATCACGGTTGACCATAAAGGCGTGGGTGTTGGCAATGTCGGGGTATCGGGGCAGAAGGAAACGATTGAGATGCGTACAAAGTTCATCTGCAAGTGGCAGAATACGGTTTTCATAGAACTCAAGACGGAAATTGGACAGATTATTGGCTGTCACACTGTCTGCGGTGATAAGTTGAACAGGGATGCCTAAAACTTTGTAGATGGAGTGTTCAGAACGCTCTTTCATTAGTGCAAAATCAAGGTCTTTGGGTGTCATCTGCATTTCTTGCCACTCTAACCCACCTTCAAGGACAAGAGGCCGCCCAGCATTGGCACTTCCTTGATAGTTTTTCTGGATTTGAAGTTGAAGACGCTTGAATTGTTCTTCGGACATCATCGCAGGTTGGCCGTCACGGGCTTTGAGGGTAAATGCTCCTGATGGCCGCGCACCATTGGTCAGAAGGGAGATATTATGTTGTGAAGCGTAAATCCAATGATTGATTTCGTAATACAGGGATGTCGTCTCAGGATTACCTTTGAAATCAGCCGTACCATAATTGGGGTTGAATGAGTGGGTGTGATACACAGCCTGAGTATCATCGGGGCTATAGTACTGTGGGTCACGCGGGGACTTACGGACGTACTCTTCAGGTGGTTTCGTTGAACCGGGCGCAGTTGAGGGTGTGTAACGCAATGTGTCAGGGAAACCCTGAGAATCCCTACGGCTTTCGATGTGAATGTAAGAAGGGTTGAGTAGGTACAACTCAGTTGGCGGCCTACGACGCAGCCCAGAGGTCATGTAATAGGTGTTACCAGACAGTAGTTTCCAGATAATTGCATCGCGGATATACTCAAACTTGGTCTTCTGCTGAAATGGGTTTGGTGCGTTTAGAAGTTGAATGACAGGGTGTGTGGGGTCATCTTCATTCGTTTTAATGTCAGACAGAGTGATAGGGATAGAGGCCACAGCGTTGGCAATACGGGTCACAGCCGTATAGAGGGGCGCAATGGACTCAAAATTACGGATAATAGATTCCAGGGGCAGTGTACGGTACGCATAAACTTGCCCGGATGACTGATTGAACATGAGGGCGGCGTACGGGGACTCGCCCTTTTGTTCCGGGGCATTGGCGGAGTCAAAAGGATTTAAGGTGTTGGTGGTCTTAGGGGCATTTAAGGAGGACTTAGGTGATGATTTTGTGAAAGGCCACATGATACCATGCCTCCGCGTGTGGTTATGGTGGGTTTAGGTCAAATTAACACGCTTTTGGGGTTTTGTCATGCCTTGGGACTTTTAGGGGTTTCTGGGTTTTCTGAGGTGGGGTTGGGGGTGAGGTGTGAGTTTTGACTCATGACACGTTGAATCTGCCGAAACACAAGGGCGAGGGTAATCTTCGCCGTTGAAGAAGGCTCAGTTGCCCCATTAAGGTAAGACACAACAGAACGTGGGGTGACATCAAGGATACGGGCGATGTCTTTCTGCGTAAATGCCAATGCGTGAATCATGTACGCTGCAATCGGGCAGTGTTGGACTTGCTGCCATGCATGTTTGTTTTTCACAAAGGCACAGTTTTGTTTTACTTCTTCAGACGTGCGCGTGTAGAAGTCTTCAAGACTGGAAATGACTTCATCAGCCGCATTGAGATACGGACGTGCGAGTGTCAGGGCATGTTCAGAGCGTTTTGGCATAGTTGTATATTACGAAATGTTTTCACTTGTGTCAAGTGGGGTGTTGGTGGGGCGGGGGTGGGTGCCTATAAGGTACGGATTCGTGGCTCAGACGGGAATGAGGATTTTACAAAATTGAGATATTGGCTGATGGAGTCAACAATATCGTCGTGCTTACCGTTTGGGAAATACATGCATTGCCGTTCGAACTCTTCCCACCATGGTCTTTGTTGGTGGTCATTGGGTAGTAAGAGAGATGAGGACTCAATAAAGGCGGGTATGGACGTCGCGGCACGTGTGAGTTTGTTTTGTTGTGGTGTAGGCGTGATGGCTTTGATGGGCAATGTGGTGTCTTTCCGCAGGTCTTGGATAAGTTGTTGCCCAGAGGCTTTGTCTTCAATTAGAATGACGGTTGGGTGTGGGGTTTTATTGGCCTGAGAAATGACGAGTTGATAGAGTTCAGGATACTCAAGGCGCGTGGCGATAACGTCTAAGAGGTAATGGTGGGTTTTGGTCTCTAACCATGTCGTACACACAGAGAAGTCGCTACGAGAGGTGGTTTTGATGGCTGTGTCCCAACTATGGGTGATACGCAGGGCTTGTGTTGGGGGTGGGAGATTTGCAGGGTCATAGGTACAGGACTGAAGTTGTTGGAGATTGATGATACCCCCGTCTGTCGGGGCAGGGTTTTGCATATACTGAGAAGCAAACGTGTATGGGCCACGCTCAGGGTCCGTCTTAATGGCCTCCAGGGATTCGCGGGTATCACGAGTCGGGTGAAGGAGGTCATCGGGATTCTGAGTGTGTGACGTGTTGTAGAAATAATAGGTTTGGGGGTCTTCTGTCTGGGGGTGGATTGCAGGTAGAATGACAGGCGTGAATTGTTCGCTTGGTGGACGCTTGGGGTTTTGGCGCAGGAGTTCACCGGGCAGGTCTCCTTCATGAAGACGCTGGGCAATGACGATGGTCGAACCATTGGTTTTATCATTGAGTCGTGAGGGGTACAGGGTATTGAAGAAGAAACGATTGGCACGTGTAAGTTCCGTGGGTGAGAAGGCTTGCTCGGGGGAGAGCAAATCATCAATCAGAAGTGTGTCAGCACCAAATGATGTCACCGTGCCTTGGGGTGATGTCGCAAGGCATTGACCGCCTTTAGTCGTGGTGATGTGAGACTCCGTAGCTTTTTCAAGTATGGGGGTGTCGGGGGCAGGGAATATCTGTTCGTACAGAGGGTGCTTTAAGAGACGAGCGAGTTTTGTATTGATGTTCGCAGAAGCCCTGGTTGAGAAGGACGCAATGATAGCCTGAAACGAAGGGTTGTGGCCTAAGCAGAACGCAGGAAAAGCCACAGAGACAGTTTCGGTCTTCAGGGAGCGCGGAGGAACATTGATAATCAGGTTACGGTTTCTTTGTTCAGGTGTGAGGGTTGACGGATACGCAGGGTGATCAGTGGGCAATGAGGATTGCAGCATCCAGCACAAATATTCCAGATGCCAGTTCCAATTCAGTTTGGTGTTGGGGTTGAGTATGCGAAAGGCAAGGCGCAGGAAAACACGGAAGTCTGTTTGCGCCAGCTTGAGAGCGAGTTGGATTTGCTCAGTGGGGGGTGTTGTGTGGGGGGTGTTCATAGGGCGATTATAACATAGAAGAAAATTCTGTATAGGGGTGGGGTGCGGGAAGTTATTTCTTTATACTAAAAAATTTGTGTTAGTTGGGATTGGGATAAGAGAATTTATTTCTATATACTGATTTTTCTGAGTTAGTTGGGGTTGAGCGAAGTTACTTCTATATACTAAAAATTTTACATTAGTTGGGGTAGGGGTCGTGTGTGCAGCACCTTTCAAGCTGCACTCGATTTTACCCCGCAGGGGGGTTTTTGGTGATTGGGCGTCTTTTATTGGTGATTGGGTGTCTTTTTGTGGTGATGCGCGACAAGGTGCTATCCCCTGCCGCGCTGTTGATTAATTCAGAATTGCATCTAATGCATGGATAAGCGCGAAAAAAGCGCCTATACACATGCAAAAAACCGGAAAAAATACGTGCATAGCTAAAGGTCCTTTTTCCGTGATACATCTGCAACATTGCAAGTGATGCCCTTGTCTTTACGATACTGCCAGCGCCATAAGTCATCTATGCCGCTAAGTTTTGCCGCTGTTGTTAGGTATTGCTCATCGTAGCCATAAGTTACCTTAGACTTGTCGCTTGTTCCATCTGAATAGTGCAGCGTGCAAGTGTGGTATGTGTTGCCATAGGTTTTGTCGAGCCAGCGCTTACCGCTAATATGTGTGATTGTTTTTTGCATCGCTAAACCTCCTATTTTCTAATTATTCAGCCACTCATCAAACGACAATAAAGGCTTCCCTGTTGTTATATCATTACCCCTGCCATCATCTGCGCAAGATAAGTATATATTGTAGCGGTCGAATAGCAGGCCGGTTTCGTCCGTATCATCTAAGTATTGCTCCATAGGTTCCATTTTATACCCCTTCTACACGGTTGAATTGCAAGTGACTGATTGCCACCTTGTTA